TGTTAATGTTCCCGACTAAATCTCAGATGAAAAATGGAAACGATCCGACACTTTGTTGCGAGCCGTACTGCCGGAACCGAAGGCGCAAGGATCGCCGCAGATGCTTCAAGCATGACGCGAGACGCAAGCGGGCCGCGAATCCAATGTGGGCGGCATGGCGGGCACTCAAGGATCATGCAAGGGCGCGCGGCATTTCGTTCCGGCTCTCGCTTTTCCATTTCAGAAAGTTCGCGCTCGTGACTGATTACCTGAATCGTACCGGCAACAACGGCCATTGCCTGACCGTGGATCGCATCGACAATCGCTTTGGCTATTACCCCAAAAACATTCAACCCCTCACCCGTGCAGAAAACGCCACGAAAAAAGCGCGGCAAGACGCAATCAGGATGAAGGCGGGTTACGCCTGGAAAGAAAACCAATGAAATTTACAACCGAAACAAAATTACTGGCCGAGGCTCTGAAAATAGCGGCAGTCGCAGCGATGGACGCGCGATCCATTCCAATTTTAGGCAACGTGAAAATCGAGGTGAGCGACGATCAAATCGTTATCTCGACAACTAATCTCGACCTTTACGTTATCCAAAAAGTTCCGGCCAAAGTATCGGAGCCGGGCGCGGTCACTGCTTCGTTTTCAATTCTTTCGCAACTCATAAACCGACTCCAATCCAGCGAAACAAAAATCGAGTCGGGCGAGAACCAGATTGAAGTTGAATCGGGCGAAGTGCTGGCGAGTCTTGAAACGCTGGACGCTGACGACTTCCCTCTTCCGCTCAAAGTCGCCGCCGAAGGCGTGAAGTGCGATGCGGGCGATCTACTGAAACCGTTCACGGCTTTGATCCATGCCATTTCAACCGACACATCGAGCTATTATCTGATGGGAATTAACGTGGCTGGTAAAGAGCTGGCCGCATCCGATAGGCGGCGCGTCGCGAGTTATCGCGGCGACGTGGAACTATCCAGTGACAGCGTTATTCTTTCCGATGTGTTCGTTCGTGCCGTTCTGAAAATCCAGCCGCAAGGGGAAATTCGATTCGTTATTACGGAAGGCAATGCGATCCTCGTTGGAGAGAACATCGAAATTCAATCGAAGCTCATTGAGGGCAATTATCCGAATTGGAAGCAAAACGTGCCGCAGAAAAACGGCAAGGCGTTCGCTTGCGACAAAAAAGCGCTAGTCGATGCCCTGCAAACCTGCTCGATCTTCGCCGGTCGGCAGAATCAACCTGGATTAGTTTTGACCGGCAAAGGAAAAGAGATTGAAGTTGCCATGCCCGGTAAAGCTCGCGCGATGGTGCTTGGAAACGAATTGTGCGGCCAGCCGAAAGTCTCGGTCAGGATCAATGAACGATATTTGCTCGATGCGCTAAACGTAGTCGAAAAAGAGGATGTGCGAATCAACGTAATTGACGGGCATTCGCCAGTTCTGATTGAGGACGGCGCATTTCAGAGTGTGATAATGATAATGCGCCAATGAGCGCCATGACGTACGAGCAGCGAGTTAGGAGTGGAGCGTCACCCGCCGTGACAACTTAAAAAAGAATTTATGAGCAACACAATGAACGAAAGAAAACTTCAAGGCCCGATCCGACATCAACTGGAAAGCCATCACGCGGAATCGAATGAACTTGAGGACGTGATCTGGCGGGAGAAGCGAGTCCGGTGTAGCGTCAGAGTCACTCCTGAACTGGTGAAGATTCGGGCGCAATCGTACCCTGATTACCTGCTGGCCAAGTCGGCTATTGCCGGGCGAGTTTCGCAACCGATTGCGTGGAATCTCGCATGACTACGGAGGAAAATGCGTGAGCTTCACCTTTTTGCAGGAGCAGGGGGAGGAATCCTCGGCGGCATCCTTCTCGGACATACCTGCGTATGTGCTGTCGAGATTGAACCTTACTGCCGCAACGTGCTACTCCAACGATCACGCCGAGTCAGATACGCGAGGACAGGAATCCGAATCTGGAAACGGTTCTCGGGCGGTTAATGCTGCCGACATTGGGGTTCAACGAGTTCAAAGGAAGCTCGTCAAAAAGGTTTTCAGGTTCACCCCATTTCCGTGGGGCGAAGATGTCAGAGGGATTGAGGACTTGCTCAAGCGATCCGATATACCTGAACCCCTTATTCGCAGAATTGGTGATGATGTGGCCCGTGGGGTGGACCGACTTAAATCCATTGGCAGCGGACAAGTTCCGCGCGTGGTCGCAGTCGCATGGAAAACGTTAGCATGACGCAGGGTTGCGTCCTTTCGCTCTGCGACATTGAGCGCCGACATCGTGCTCGGTTGATTCGATGCGGTGATATTTCCCGTCGCTGACCATCTCGGCCAAGGTGCAAGGCACGCCGGTTGTGTTCGGGCTGCACAGAAGTTGCGCCCATTGCGTTTCGGCCATTGCCACCGTGATAATCATGTTGCCCTGGTGGTACCAATCGTTGCTTAGCCCGCGCATGTGCGACGAGTGCGAGATTTTCAATTCCATGAAATGCCCTTGCGGAAAATCCGCACCGTAAAGCGTGCGGTGGCCGGTGATTCGGTGAAGCGAGATTTGCCCGAAAGAGGGATGCTCCGTTTGTGTTCCGAACGTACGATCGCGCGTTACTTTTTTGTTGGTTGAGTTCATATTTGTGTCGTCTGTCCTCGGGTGGTTTATTTTGCCGCGCGGAGCAGGCACAAGAGTTTCTCGGCTTGGATTTTGCGAGCCTGTTGGCGAGCATCAGCAGCAACAGCAGCATAAGCAACAACAGCAGCAGCATAAGCAACAACAGCAGCAGCAGCAGCAGCAGCATAAGCAGCAGCATAAGCAGCAGCATAAGCAGCAGCATCAGCAACAACAGCAGCAGCAGCAGCAGCAGCATAAGCAGCAGCATAAGCAGCAGCATAAGCAGCAGCATCAGCATCAGCAGCATCAGCAGCAGCATCAGCAACAGCAGCAGCAGCAGCAGCAGCATAAGCAGCATCAGCAGCAGCATAAGCAACAGCAGCAGCATCAGCAGCATCAGCATCAGCATCAGCATCAGCAGCATCCTTCCATTCCTCGCGCGTTATCGTCTCCCCGCGAATCTTTCGTCGGTAAAGGTTGCCGACTTTTTGGATTGCCGTGCGCGAGCGATCCGTTTTCGCGAATCGAATCACGCCGTCTTTCGGGTCAACGAGCAGCCAAAGCAGAAACTTATCGGCGACTCGCGACAAATCCGCGCCGGGCTTGATTGCTTGCAGGAAACGTTCGGGCCATAGAAGCGCCGAACCGTTATTCATGCCCTCAAAAATGCCATCTTCAATTCGGGCCAATTTTTGCGGTATTCCTAGTTCGGTTTCATACCTCGCGTGATTGGCCGAATGAACGGTGCATCCGACCGCACAGCCTTTGCCATTTTCCCAATAAACGCCGTGGATGATTTGATCGGCGAGCCGATGCGCTCGGACTCGCGAGAGATACTTGTCTTTGATTGCCTGCTTGCCGTGATAGGCCAGCATTGGTTTTGTTTTCATGGTGTTTTGTGTTTGTGGTTAATCTGTCATTGAATGGTGTTAATTATTTTGCTTCTTTTTTTCCTAAACTCTTGTTGTTGTTACGTTTCTTTTTAGGCGAACTGCCTGCTTTTTTGGCTATGGCGATCCGCTCTTTCTTGCTCAGGCTACAAGAGTTCTTTTTAGAAACCCTCATTGCCTTATCGGACTTCGGGCGCTTGGAGACAGATGAGGCTTTCCGTGCCTTCCGTGGCAGCTTCGCATTGGCCCTTGCCGCTCGTTTCTTGGCGGGGCTGGTGCGCTTCCCGAGGGCTGACATGGCTTTGCGGATTAGTTCGGCTTCGTTCATGAGATTGTGTTGCAGACGGTGCACCGCTTTCCGAAGCCGTGATAATCGACTTTGCTTTGGGTGTTCCCGCATGTTGGGCATTTCTCCGGCCTGCGCGCTCGCTGCTCCATCTCTTCATCTGGCAGTTCATTGTGGGCTTCCTTCCATCCGATATTCCATGCGCGCCATTGCTCGGAATCGGCCTTGTGTGGATTTGCTTCTAACGCCATTCCGCCAAGGCAGGCGTGCAAGCCATCTTCCCATTCTGGCAGGTTCGAGAGACGATCGTAATCATCGGCTTCTTTTGGCGCTTCGTATTTGTGATCGCCGCCTAATTTTTCAATGTGTTTTGATTCGGGATAGCCGCATGTGGTTTGTCCCACCTTGTGAACACATGGCGCCGGATTCGAGGCGTCATAGACGCCCGTCTCGCTTTGTTCTGCTTTCCGGCGACCCTCGTTCATTAAGGCGCGTATCTCCGGTGTGATTTCGCTTTGATCGAAGGTGGCGCACTTGAAGTCTTTTGGCTGCTCTGCCGCTTTTGAGCTACGCGAACTAAATGCTGCGATGAAGTTTTGTAGCCGCACCCCGATGCTATTCTTCACCCCGGCGACTACAAGCCCTATCTCCAGCCTGTCCATAATCATTTTGTCGTCCGATGCCGCTATCGTGCGAAAACATGCCGCGATGCACTCGCGGCTTTCCTTGAGCAGAGCAATTGCCAAAGTATCGGAAAAATAGTATCTTTGGTTCCATTGTGTTTCCGTTGCGATCTGGCTATCGTCACTGCAAGTCCCCGATCCGCATGATTCGCATTGCGTCATCCAGGTTCCCTTAGTTTCGTCATATTCCGTCACTGCTTCTCCGCCACAAAAAGGGCAGGGCAGCAACACACTTATCGGCCCTTCATCGCCCATCCGTACCGTCCAGTCTGTTATTTTACCCATATTAAGGTTCAGGAGTTGACTCCCATTTCGAAATTGTATTAACGATGTCATTAATTCGTTGTTCTTCGCTCAACCATGTTCGCAGCGCGTATCGAAGACATGTAGTGGCCGTATCCTTAATGGCTTGTGCCCTCGCGACTGCTATTTGCATTTTCGATTGCGAGTCATGATCGTATCCTTTTGGGAAACACACTGGGCAATCAGCACCCATCTCAAGGCAGGTTTTTTCCCTGCTTGTGTGGATCGTCGATCCGGTCGTCACATGGCCCGCTCGCTTATCCCAAGCCTCGGCAGCAAAAGTTTCTTCCGAATGCGTGCCAGTGCTCGCGCCACAATCGAAACACTGAGCAACGAAATCATGATATTTCGGGTCGCCGGTATCCAGTCGATCAATCGAAATGGACGTTCCGCCACAGAAAGGACATGGTAAAAGATCATTCATGGCTGGTCCTTTCTCTTTTGACGCTTCGCTCGTGTCCTTGCCGGACACGAGACGATGCCCTTCTCTGTAAATTGCAGGATGTTCGTTGGTCGCATGAAGGATGAGTTTGCGTTTCATGTTCCAAGTGCTGCTAACAATTCATCATCGCTAAGGTCTGGCATGTCTTGCGTGCCAAGCTTGAGCAGTTCGCGCTCCTGTTTAATCTCGCGCTCAATTTGAGCAATCCAGACGTGTCTCAATTTGTTTTGCGGGTCGTAGAGCATACGCTCTCGCTCATTAGAGAGTCTTAATTCCAGTGCCGATAGGTGGGACGTGTCCATATCAGTTCGCCATGTATTCGCGCAGCCATTTTTTAGCTACCGTGATCTTCCGGGTATTAAACTCCACGACCCTTTTGCCCTCTTCGTCCGTCACAAGGTAGTTGCGACCATTGAATGTTAGAGCGTATGTCTGATCTGCTAGCTTGAGGGTATCAATCCGTTTAGCCGTAGCGTGGAGCCTTTCGACTTCGTTTAGGATTGCGGCTGTGTTCATATAAACATTAAACCAGAAACGCGAAAAGCGTAGTTCCCGCAGAGTGAAACAACATCTACCGTCCCAAGCGGACGTACTTTAACGATGCGGCAGAAAAGGCCGCGCACTTTCATTGTCTGACCGGCGATTGGTTTGTTCATGGTATTCTTGTGACTGTTCATTGAAGTTAAACTATTGAGGTTGCTGTCAGCGTGTATCCAGAAAAAAACGTGCGAAATTCCGCGCGAGCCTTGGCGAAAGCTTCCGAATAATTCGCACACTGGTAAGAAAATTCAGTTGATCCCGTTCCACTTTGCGTGCGCCAGAATAATCTTACGCTGTATGTTCGATTGCTCGTTTCGGACTCCCTCGTGAGTCCATGTTTCCGCAAATCTTCTTGCGCTGTAGGACAGCCATCGTACGCGTCAAAAGCCGCATCCAATTCCGCTTCGCTCGCTGCAATAATTTGTTTCATGCCTCTGAGATTAGCGAGCCGTTGGCTAATGGCAAGAACTATTTGCGATTATTTTTAGCCAACGGATAGCAAGGGCCGTGCCATGACGTACATTCAGCGTTGCAGCAAAGGGGCATTGGACGCCGGTGGCAACTTCCCCAAAAGGGGCAGAGAAAACTCTTGCAATTCTTGCTTTTAGGTAACAAGCTACAGAGCCATGAAACATATTTTGTCGGCGGTCGCACTTTTGCTTGGCGTCTGTTCTTTGATCTGGCCGAACTACCCATTATGCGGGGTTGCGGTCGTGCTCCTGGCGGTTGCCAATTTCCTGCCGTGAAAACACTCGAAACCGAGTTTTCGTTCAAGGGGTTTAATTACCGGCAGATCAGCCGAGACGGAGACGTTGCGGTTTACGAGCAACGCTGGGGCCGAAACGGATCTGTGGCGTACGAGACGATTATCGTTCAGAGCCATAATGGGCGCGAGATCGCAGGTAAACAAATCCCACCATCCGAGTTTTTCCCGTCAACGTCGAGCTGGGGCGTAAAAGGTTGGAGTTTTACGGATCGGGAGTTGGCGCTCGCCAAGGCAAACGCCTTAACGCAAGACCGAAAATCCGCTGTCCTACCGCGCAAACCGGATCAGGACGATTCCTAGCGCGATATGCGTACACGGCAAACGGGCAAATTGAGCTTTACGAGGCTATCAATACCCGGCCAAGCCTGCGTTCATTGCGGGACCATAATCACGGAACGTCTTGATTGTCCCGGCTGCTACTGGATTGATCCTGTAACGCGAAAGCCTAGAACCTTTCAAGACGTACGAGAAGCTCCCGTAACTCAGGAGCACGGAACGCCGACGACAGTTTCCCAGAGTCGCAACTCTGTGCGCCACGAGAGTTAGCCAAAGATGGGCCAAAACCCTCAACAAGTCGATTGGAGCGGCCTAAAGGCTGCCGCAATAGCCCTAAACAGCGTCCAGGAAGCTGCTAGACGTGCTTCAAACAGCCTTCCCGCACCAGAACAGCAACGCTTCATCGAACGCGTAAATAAACGCGCCTATCGTGAACGTTGGCTAGATCAAGCCAAAGCCCTTTCCCTCTCAGCTCCTACCAACGCAAAGCCTCTGTCCAACTCTGTCCAAACAGGTTCCGAGCTTCTCCTAAGCAAGCTCAAACAGCACGGAGACAACACAAAACAGAACTTAGCGGAGGTCGCAGAGAACGCTTCCATCGCCCTGAAACAGAAAAAGGGCAATGCCTTACTAAAACAGCATAAGGCATTTAGGGATTTTGTCAGTGGATCAGGACAGCTCCACGATTGGGGAAACGGCACGCTCGGCGGATCGGTGTCGGTGAACATCCTGACGAACCAAGCTGCGGTTCAGGTCGTGGAGAAGTAGCACGGTTGTGGCTACTTAGCTGGTATTCCCGGGCAATAACTGCCCAACAATACAGGTCATATGAAATCGCTGCTATAACCTGTTCAAGATCAACATAAACCAAGAGTAAATCCGATCCTGAACCGGCCCTGTTCTAATTACTGGAATGGATTAAGCATGCTTTTTCTTGGGCTGAGGGTAGCCGCCCCTACCCCGGTATGCCCTGCCTATTAGGTTGGGCGGTGGGTCGATATACCCCTTCTGAGAAATTTGGGTAAAACGGGGGCTTGACGAAGTTTACATAAAACATTTTACATAAACCAAATCGTGATAGCGCAGTTTGACGTAAAACGGGTCAGGGAGGACATGAAGCGCCGGTATCAATCCGTTGGCGTGATGTCGGGGCTGACTTTTTATGATTGGGTGGCAAGGATGTTCCCGAAGAATCTGAGTGCGCTGGGCGAGGAAGATCGCCCGAACCGAATTTTGCCCGTGCCTGTACTGGCCGACAGTGATCGCGGCGGTGCGAATCCGCAAGACGACCAAATCGAAACATCTGGTCACGAAGCGCGAGAGAGTACATCGGAACGCCGTAAAGCCAAGACAATGGCAGACTCTCGCGGCGGGCAAGAACCTTTCGACAGAAAAGCCTACATCAAGGAATACATGAAGGGGTACCGGAAAAAGCCGGTGATATGTCCAGCGTGCGGACATGAGTTTACGAAGTTGAAAAGGGCGAAACAATGAACGAATTAGAAGAACATGATGCGGCATATTCTCGCGAGATTGAGGCGGCAAGAGTTCGGTACGCCGGGATGACCCGTCAACAGCTTTTGGACCGTCAACGAGAGTTGAGGACAAAGTATGCAATGCCAACACACGCCGACATTGCTTCATTGGAAGTTCTTTGGCATTTGCTGAAACCGAAATGATCCAAGCGTACGGCTTATCGTTCCCTGACGGGACAACCCCGGCAACGGTTGAGCTTTTCTGTTTTGCGCATGGCTGGGCGCGAGAACAGAGCGGGCTGACCCGGTACCAGCATTACCGGCAGGCGGTGGATTTGTTGTGGAACGTGCCACGAAGGGAGTATGCGATTGCGCGGAAGATGGCGTACGATCCAGACAAGCACGATTTATTTATCTGGAACGAGTGGACCGAACTCGTCAGCGAACAGCTTTGCATCGAGAAAGAAGTGCTGATTTCGGGGCCGGGGGCATCTTGGAAAAGTACGGCGGTCGCTGTTTACGGAAATGTGCTTTGGTATTCGTCACCGCACAATACGCGGGTAGTTTGCACCTCGACAACGAGTGATGCGCTGCGGGCGAAGTTCTGGAAAGAGATTCAACATTTCTACCGAGCCGCGAATACAGGAATCGGTAATCCTGTTCCGAGCCGGACGATTATTCAGTACCAGAAAGGCGACGATGGGGCGGGGATTTACGGAGTAGCGGTTGAATCGGATGGGAGCGTTGAACGGGCAGTGAACAAGATCGTTGGCCGGCACAACACGAATGTCTTTGTCGCGGTGGACGAGTTGGCTACGGTGAGCGAGGCGATTGTCGAGGCCAGCGTGAACTTGGAAACCGGCGCTGAACATTTCCAATTTGCAGGCATGGCAAACCCGGATAGCAAATTCGATCCGCACGGGAGAATGTCCGAACCCGAGAATGGGTGGAACTCGATTACGGATGAAACCCAGATGTGGCGCACCAAACGGGGCGGGGTGGCGATTCATCTGGACGGCAGGCGAAGCCCAAGAATACGGGATGACGACAAGTTTCCTGGCATGATTCGGCAACGTGACTTGGATCGGACAGCCGAAATTTACGGTGAAAACAGCCCTCAATTTTGGAAACAGCGTGTCGGGTTCTGGTGCCCGGAAGGAATTACCAAAACAGTGTTGTCTGAGACGATGATCCAGAAGTTTCGGGCAATGGAAAAGATCGGGGCGGGCGGCGTGTTAAGTTGGGTCAGCGGATTTGTTCAAGCCGCCGTACTCGATCCTTCGTTTGAAGGTCAGGACAGAAAAGTATTGCGGTTCCCGAAATGGGGCGACGTGTTTGATAGCCTGACGGGACAGACGCGAAAAGCGATTGATCTTGGCGAGTACATCATCCTGAAAGTCGATGTCACATTGCCCGAGCCAATCCATTACCAGATCGTCAGACAGGTCAAACAGGCGTGTATTGAGCGGGGCATATCACCGGAACTGTTTGCTTTGGATTCCACTGGTGAGGGTGGCGGGCTGGCGTCAATTTTCGCGCGGGAATGGTCGCCAGCGATTGTGACAGTGGAGTTTGGCGGCAGACCATCAGATCGGCCCGTTAGCGAAATCAATCCGCGTACGTGCCGAGAAGAATACGTTAACCGGGTTACAGAACTTTGGTTCGCCGTCCGAACCATGATGCAAAATTTTCAGGTGTACGGCCTAGACAAAGATACCGCGATTGAGTTTTGTAAACGGCTTTGGGAACCGCACGGGAACATGATAATCGTGGAATCCAAAACCGTAATGAAAACCCGCACAGGCAAAAGTCCTGACTTGGCGGATTCGGCGGTGATCGCGACTGAATTGTTCCGGCAAAAAGAAGATGTGTCGATTACCAGCATGCCGACGCAAGATGATGCGTGGAACAAATTTCATCGGGAGCAAGCGGCGTTGCTTGACGCGGATCACTCTTATTTGGTCGAAACGTAAGCCAGATTTATACAAAGTCCTTTTCGTCACGCTGACCGATGGGCAGGAAAACTGTTCATCCGAATGGAACGATCAGACGATTAAAGAACTCATCAAAGAAAAAGAGAGCAAGGATCATTGGACGTTTGTTCACATCGGCGTCGGCGCAAATGGATGGGACGCCGTGCATCGCATGTCGAAAGGCACGCTTTCCGCGAGCAACGTTCTGAACATCGACCCGAAGGATACGAAAAAAACTTATGCTCGCATGAGTGCAATGACTGTGAGTTATTGTGCGGATTCAAGCAATGTCCAACGCAGCGCGCAAAACATCTGGAAAACGAGCGACGACACGCAATAAATTCGCTTCGCAACTCGTTCAATGGCGTGGCAGCCGACCTCAACCCTTGGCTGCCAACGCTCTCGATGTTTCTCTGGCGACATACAGGAATTGGGAACAGGGGCGCAACGCGCCTAATCCGCTGACTCAATCAGCGTTGTTACGGTCAATGGATAAACTTTCTTAAATGCTTCGACTCAAAGACAGATCGCTCGGCGTCCCAGATCAGTTCAGGTACACCCACGCCGAGAGCGGGTTCGTAAGTACCGGAGTAAACTGGTGGGACTGGTGGGATTCGATTGTCAAACACCGGACTGCTAATGGTTATCCGCCTATCACCGAAACAGAAGCGGAAGATCAGCTTTGCAAACAGATCGGCCCCGAGTTTTGCGAGCAGGAACAGCCCGGTGATTTTCGTTTCGTGAATACAAGATTGCGATTCGGTGACATCGTTCGCGGGGCCAAAGCGTACATCGCTCTCATCACATCGGGCTTTCGGACTGTCAGCCAAGAAGAAGCCGACCGCAGAGCAAGAGTGTGCTCGGGTTGTTACCTGCGCATCATTCCGCAAGGTTGCGGCAGTTGCGTGAAGCTCGGGAGCCTGATTGTTGGAGATATTGCAGGAAAGAAAACTGCGTATGACGATCAACTTGAAAACCGGGCGTGCGCTGCGTGTCAGTGTCCATTGCAACCCTTGGTACATTTCCCTCTTGCTCTTTTGGAGCAGACGGATAATGATGCGCTTCAAGAATCTCTGCCGGAGTTTTGTTGGAGAAAACGCGGCGGCGAAAATTATGTTCGCGAATAATACCGTTGGTTATACTGAACGAACTTATCGGCTTCATCGCAGGCGTAATGGATCAACAGACGAATTTGCTTGGATATACAGCGATACCAGGGAAGCAGCTTCCCCAATTTTCTATTCTGCCAGAGAGGCTCTGACATGGGCTGAAAAACGAGCAGGCGATACTCATGTGGAGATCACGTCCATGAAATACTCCGGGTGAAAAGACTATTCGATCTTGGCATCGGGTACGATGAAGAAACCGAAACGTATTGCGCCATCGTAAACTCGTTGACCGATAGAAAAACGGTGACAGTGCGCGATCAAAACATCCGCGTCGTCATGTCGAAAGTGTCTCGCCGGATTCGCCAAAAGACGAAAGAGATCAAGCTTTTTCCAATTCGCGATAAACCGCCGATGCTGGCCGGAGTTCGCAATGGTTCTCTTGAATTAGTCTCCCCAGAAGCAAACTGAAATGCAGGCCGTCGCCACAATCACTTCTGACGATGAAGGGAAAACGTACGAAGTACCCGAGTCGTGTATCGGCAGCGCCAAAGATGCGCGCACGACAATCTCGACTCTTGTAAAAGCCGAGAGCATCAGGGCCAAGCGCAGGGCAAAATTCAACGGGATGCTGAACGGCAACCCTCCCTGGCCTGGATTGCTTCGCGACAAAGGACAAGGCGACAGAGCCAATTTCACTTTACGCGAGGCAGAAGGATTCATTGCCGCCGCCAAAACTCCGTACTATGCGCTCGCCTTTAAAGCCGACAGATTCATTCAGTTGACCCTCGATTACGGGAGTGCCGACCCCGGTTTACTCGCGGAATGGGCCGGGAAGATCGCGACTCGATACCAGTACGCGAACGAGGATGACGACAGTCTGGATATGCACATGCAGCGGTCGCAATTCCAGATGGTCGCGCACGGCAGCGGGCCGATGGTTTGGGAAGATACCGAGGACTGGCGCGCGAAATCGAGAATGGCAGGGCAAATTCTTGTTCCCGACGATGCTTCCGCTGACATTGACGAATGGGACACAGCAGCCTGTCAACGGTCGTACACCCCAACGCAACTTTGGTCCAAGATCAAAAACGAAGCGGCAGCGACCGCAAGAAAATGGAACGTGCCAGCTTGCAAAAAGGCGATCATGGACGCGGCCCCAGAGAATTTGAAAGGCACATACGGCCTGAATTTCGAGTACTACGAGGCTGAGATGCGCAAGGGTGCGACAGGTTGGGATTCAAAGTCAAAACGGATTTTCGTGACCGATCTTTTCCAGAAAGAGTTCACCAACCGAATCAGCTACTTCATTGTCTTACAGATTGAAGAAGCGACTCTCGAAACAGATGTTGAAGGCGATCCGAATACCGGATTTTTGTTTCGCAAAATTGGCCGGTACGAAAGCTGGAGTCAGATCATTTGCCCGTTCCTTTACGATGTCGGCCCGGATGGGCAATGGCATTCCGTGAAAGGTGCTGGTCCGAAGATATTCGATTTTTGCAGCGCATCCGACCGGCTCTTTTGCCGTGGACTAGACGGCGCAATGAAAGCGAGCGGCGTGATTGTTCAGGCAAAAGATGCCAACGCCTTGCAGGAAGCCGCATTTACCGACATTTCTGGCGGAACAGTGATCGGGCCGAAGTACGAAGTGATGCAGCAACGGATTGCGCCCAATCTCGAATCGCCGCTCCTGATGAAGCGCGAGCTTGGGAAAACGTTGGCGGAAAATACCGGGCAATACAGACAACGATGGGAGTCCGAACCTGAACCGACTTTGGGGCAGCAACAAATCAAAGAGACACGCGAATCTGTTCTGGGCGATTTCGACGCCAGTCGGTACCTGAAATATCTCGACCGTTTTCATAGAGAGCGTTTCCGGCGCATATTGGCGATGGGAAAGAAACTGTATGCGAGCCGGAAAGACGTTGCCCCGGTTGACATCGAAAACGAAACCGCGTTGACGCCGAGCGAGCAGGGCGCGCTGAAATTTTATCGTGGCTGCGTCGCTACGGACGGGATTCCAGAGGAGATCATGGAGTTCGAGAATTTCTGCCGTATCAAAGCAACCCGGCTGGTTGGCAACGGGAGTATTCAGATGCGCCAGATGATCGGCGACAAAATGCTTGGACTGATTCCCGCGATGGATGAGCGCGGGCGGAACTTCACTTTGCGATCAGTTGTTTCTTCGTATGCAGGCGAGACATGGGCTGACGCAACATTTCCGGCGTACGACAAGCCGCCAGTTGTTGACCAGAACATTTCCGTGGCGACGATGGAAAACAATTTCCTGGCACTGCCGAATGCTCAACTAAAAGTCTCGCCCGAACAGGACGACGCAACCCATTTTGGGATTCATTTACAGTTCGTCGGCCAGATGGCGCAAGCTACCCAAGCCGGTCAGGTTGATCCGCATCAACTGTTGCTCGTTTTGGAACAGGCCGGGCCGCATACCCATGAGCATTTGCAGAACATCGCTGGTGATCCGACTCGGAAGGTGCAGGTAAAACAAATGACCGAAGCGTGGCTGAATATGTCGAAGATGGCCGACCAACTTGGGCAACAAGTTGCCGAAATGGACAAGGCCGCCGCAGCTCAACAGCCACAGCAAGCGCCCGATCCCGAGCTGATCGCGGCTCTGGCAAAGGTGCATGGAGAATTGGCAATTAAGCGTGACAAAATGCAGGGCGATTTGATTTTGAAAAAGGATAAGCAGGACGCCACGATGCGCTTGAAAGATGTGCAGGCAGCGCACGGACTCAGGCTTGACCGCTGGAAGGCGGCAGCGCAACCGCAGGCACAAGCCGCGTGACGACACAGGAATTTCGATCAACGCCAGAACTTGTCGCTGAGATGCGTAAGATTTTCGAGATTCCAGCGTTCAAGTTCTGGCTTGAGGCTTTCAGCGAGAGCGATAATCCGATGAATAGGGTTGCGCCACCATCAATTACACCGCACGGAGCTTATATTTTGCTTGGAGAGCAGACGGGTTGGCGACAGTGCCTGACTCGTTTCATGCTCGGAGCCGTGCCGCTTGAGCAGCCGCCAAAAAAGGAAGAACAAACGTACGCAGAACCACCGCCAGAACCGGAAGAATAAAACCATGCCTGAAATAGCAGAAGCACCGCCGCAAACCGAATCGACAGCAAAGGAAGCGCATCTCAAGTCTCTTTTCGAGATTCCGAGCAATCTGGTTGATGAACCACCGGCCAATCCCGATGTGTCAGGAACTCCTCCTGTAAAGCCCAAGGTTGAGCCGGAAACCCCTCCGGTCACTCCCGCTAAGGAAGCAGACGATCTGACGACTCGTTTAGCGCCTGATTTTGCCGCTCTTGAAACTCCTCCGGTTGTTCCCGCCGTTCCAGACGAGGATTTGGTTGCGCTCGACGCCGAAATTGAAGCAGCGCCTTCCGCGAAAAAGAAGGCCGACTTGAAGAAGCTCAGGGATCAGTTGGCGACCCTCAAGACTGAAAATCAAACCCTGAAATCTCGCCCAGCCGCGCCGACTGACGATCCTGACATCAAATCGTTGTTGGAAATGACGACCAAGCAACGTGACGAAGCTTTGTCGCGGCTTGAGCGGTACGATTTGGCTGCGCATCCAGCGTTCCAAGAAAAATACCTGAAACCGCGTCAGCAAAAGTTTGATGACGCCTACAATCTCGTGAAAGAAGTTGGCGGCAATCCCGAGGCGTTGCGTCGGGCAATGTTGTTAGTCGGGGAACCAAGGATCGAGGCGTTAGAGGAAATTGCGAACGCGATTCCTCACCAGATGATGCGCGGACGTTTCGAGCGATTGATTGAAGGAATTGACGCCGATTCCAAAGTGATAAACGAAAAACTCGCCAACGCCAAGCTCGCCGCCCAAGAGGAGGCCAAGCAAGAAACGATTCGTCGCCACGAAAACAACGAAAAAGCGGCGAAGGAATGGAAGTCGCTGCTCGGCGCGGCCCGAACCGATCTGGTTGAAAACATCAAGCTCGAAACGCTGATGAAAACCGGCAAACCGGAACATGAGTGGTGGGACAAACAGGTGGACGAGATTGATGAAGTTGCCGAGGAAATCCTGCTCAAAAGCACTCCGCAAAAGGCGGCGATAGCAGCGTACCTTGCTGCGTCAGCCGGAGCGTTTCGTTCCATGTATCAGGCCGAACGCGCGGCGCGGCTCGCTACTGAGAAAGAAGTCCGCGAATTAAAGGGAGCCGAACCGAATCTGAATCAGGATCGTCGCCCGGCCAAAGTTGATGGTGACGCAACCGAACCAGATGCGATCATTTCGAGATTGCGTTCAGGAGCATACAAGAAATGAAGCTGATTCGCCTGACAGAAATTACGAAAAAAGGGGAGATCACAAAGCTACAATCCATGCTGATAAACCCCGACATAATCGCCACCGTCACAACCGGAGAACTGAAAGCAGAAACGGTGCATATCATCGGGCAAACCCAGACCGATGCCGTGACGTTCATTCTGTTCAAAAACAACAGCGGAACCTTCGTGCAAGAGACAGTCGAGGAGATCGAAAAACTGGTTGCCGAATAATTTGTGTTGACGGCAACGTAAAACGTCTCTACATACATTTTCAGGCGTAAGCGTGTTGGTCCGAGCCTGCCAACAAAACCATCAGGCGTAAGGGTATAGCGGACCGAGCCTGCCGCAAACTGGATCGTACCGGATTTCATCACCGGAAAAAACAGGTGCCCGTGGAAATTGCTCCACGTGGAGCATCACCCGTTAACAGTTTGCAAGAAAGGCATTTATGCCAGCTTACGATTACACGTGCGAGGAAATTGATAACATGCTCCTCGCTGAAACAGGTCGCTACATGCAGGGCGCATTAGCGACTCGTCTCTCCCCGCGCGGGAGATGGCGCAACGCCATTCCCTTTGAAAAATGGGAAGATGGCATGGGCGTAGTCCACAACTCAATCATCTGGGAGCGAACAGTCCCTTCCAATGACGGGGATGAATGGACAGAGAACACACCGTCAACCGGCACAGCAGACAGCCAGTGCGATCTTGACCCTGAACTCGTCGAGTTCGGTCAGAGCACACGTTCCTGGCGCAAATCGAGCCGCAATATCCGAACACCCTGGTTTTGTTTGGAAGATTTGCGGGACGATCATCGCGTCAAAGACATGCTCGCGGCCTTGGATAAAAACCTTGGCTGGGTTACGCATTACGTCTGGGAAAATCGTATTCAGGATGAGTACGAGCGGCTATCCGAGCACAAGATTACCGAAAACGGCAGCTTCGACATCAACGGCACTTCGTTCAGCGGCGCTAACCCGCCAACGTCGAAGTTGCTACAAGGCACGCTCCGGCAAATCTACGAGTACCTGATGGGCGATGGCGCGGGAGAAGAAGGCGGCGTTGGATTGACCTCCAGCGGCGCGCCGGTTCTTCAACTCTTTACCGATCTCAACACGATTGACGACCTCGTTCGTCAAGACCCCGAGTTGCGGATGGATTTCCGGTACGACCCTGACAAGGTGAAGGTTCTCACCAAGGCGTACGGACAAGAACGGGCATGGGACAACTACCAACTCGTGTACAATCCGTTCCAGCCTCGGTACGAGATTGTCGGTGGCAATATCGTTCGGGTGCAGCCGTACTCCGATCCTGTTGCAGCCGTGAAGGGCAAGAAACAGACGTTCCAAAAGGCGTATCTGTACGCGTCGTACGCGAAATCGTACGTCGTGATGAAACAGGTATTCACGATGGAAACGCCAAACCAAATCACCAGCCCCGGTGGGCGACTGGAGTTTGCTCCGGTTGATTACATGGGCGACTTCGCGTGGTTGAACCTGCGTGACGCTAAATGCAATCCGCGTGGGCAAAAGGGGTTCTTCGATGCCGTCTTTTCATCCGCTGCAAGGCCGATGGATACGTGGTTCGGATTCACCATCTTCCATAAGCGTTGTGCGCCACTTCGCACTCTGAAAACGTCGTGCTACGAACCGAGCTATGAGTTGGTTCACAGCATCTAATTAACTCAAACCCTGCGCATCCTTTGCGGTGCGCAGACTTGAGTTGGTTATTGCAAGTTGAAACGGAAACGATAAGCTCGGCGGATATGGCAACCATCAAAACCAGTTATCGCGACATCATCAACTTCGTTAATGCAGCGTCCCGCTGGCAATCCATTCAGGAACGGGACAAACTTCCTCAGACAAAACTCAGTTACGCCGTGGCGCGGATGTTGAAGCGTTGCCAGCGCCCCCTGGAAGATTACAACGGCAAGATCGAAGATTTACGCCTCGAACAGGCTTTGGAGGACGAAAAAACCAAGGCCGTTCTTCGCGATGAACAGCAACAGTACAAGTTTTCCAAGGCCGGACTAAAGAAAGTTCTGGAAGATCAACGAGGACTATTGAGTCAGGAAATCGAGATCGAGCCGTACACCGCAACGGCATTGCCAGAAGATTTGAGCGATGACGTGAGGATCGCTTTCGAGGGCTTCGTTATTAAGGCCGAACCCGAACCAGATGCCGCAACGTAACATACCGAGATTCACGGGAGGCTTTGGCGGGTTTTGGTCTTTACCGCCGCCAGATTTACCGCCTATCGGAGATTACGAAGCGCCAACTGTTCCGCAACCATCACTAACGGTTTTTCCGGGTGGTGGTAGAACCTCTGGTGTTAGCACAACAGCGCCAGTCACCCGAACTCCGGCGTCTAATGCCGGGTATGAATCAGTCAGCCCAACTCTGTTTGCTGATGACAGCTATAGTCCGAGGGCATGGTCTCCCGGCAGAGAGCCGCCGACCGCAAATCCGCCGCAACTTCCAACCCATTCGTCGCCGCCAGACCCGGTTGTATCCTTTACATCCGAAGGGCCAACAGTTGATGTAAGCGGAGCAGGAGGAGGATTGCCGACTCCGTATTGGAACCAGCCCGCGACTCCGCGTTACACTCCCGGTGGACACGACATTGCCGGATTTGGCGGGAACATGACGCTGGGCCAGTTCCTAAGCACTCCGCTTGCGCTGATGCGGTTCGGCGGGGACCGTTTTCAACCCGGAGGGCAAATTACAAGCCCTTCGCAATCTGCCGACTCGCTTCCACCAGAGCTTGCGGCATTGCCAGAAGCCACATTTTCACCAACGGACGTTCCTCCGGCAGATGCGCCAACATCAGCTTTGTCCGATCCTGGCAGTGGCGCGCCACAACCGACTTCGCAACCTTTTCGTAGCGGTCAAGGAAATCAGCCTGCGGCTCAACCGACAAATCGGCTCAATCAAATCCTCCAAACTTTTCCGAGTTTGAACAATCCGGCAGCAATCCGCGCCATCAATTCAGGTGCAAGTCCTACAGATTTGGTTGGACACGCCCAGTTCGATAGTCACGCGGCTGGACTAATGGAAATGGGGTTCCAATCTTTCGGGGGAAGCCCGAACGATACTGGCAGTACTTCGGACGCGGGACATACCATGTTTACTCCAACCCCAGGCACTCCAATGGGTCAATTTGATCCTGAAACGGGAACGGTAGGGCCAAGCGATCAGATGTTTGGATCGGGCCGTGATCCTAGATGGATATTCCCGTCTCAAGCTGAGTCTGCGCGATTAGGACTTAGCATGACAACGAACGCCGGGAAATATAACGATTGGCTAGCGGCGCACAATCCTTGGTTTCAAAACCCCGCACCATCGAATAATCTTTATGGTCAAGCGACGGCAGGCAAATCCACTACTAGACCAAGGCCGTCAACAACTCCGTCAAAATGATTCTCGATAAGAACAGATCGTATGACGGATTCTCCAATCTCGCAGACGGGATGGATGCCGGCCGGAATCCGTCTCTGATTTATCCGACCCAGTGCGCCAGTGCCGAGAACTTGGTTTTCCGTGGTGGCGTGCCGACGACCAGACCCGGATTTGCAACTTGCACAATCAATTTTAGTGATGTTGGTGTTCACTACGATAACAACGGATATTTCGTTGGCTTGAGCGGCCCCGAAGGTGAGGCCGCATTTTACGGCGGGATTTTTCAAGGCGCTTGTTACTATTCGCCAGGTTCCGGAAAACCGGAGTGCATAATGGTAATGACCGAAGGCCGCTTGTTCCAAATGACGCCACAGTTCGGAATGAGTTTCGGCGTAGTTACGAACATGGACGTGAAAGAGATAGCTTTGGATAAGCGGAATTTCTCTGGCTACGGCTTTTTGGGTTCAGGTTCCCGCGCACTCCCGGTTTACATGGTGCAAGCCGACCGTTTTTGCGTGATTCAAGACGGTCAATCCAAACCGATAATCTACGATGGAGTTGTAGCGCGGAGAGCAGCGGCTAATGAAGTTCCTGTAGGCACGATCATGGCTTACGGAATGGGGCGACTGATCGTAGTTGTTAATGATTCGAGAGAATTGGAGTTCAGCGACCTTTACGGGAGTAACACTGATCCAAACGATCCGGGCGCGGCGGTTCTGAAATTCACGGAAACGACATTCCTGAGCGAAGGCGGAACAGCGGCCATTTCGTTTTCGCTTGGACGGATTACCGGACTACATTTCTTGCCGCAACAAGATTCAAGCGTTGGCGACGGCGAACTTCTGGCGTTTTCAGAGCGCGGAATTACATCGTTCCAGTTGGCTATTCCACGCGATCAATGGAAACAATCTGCTTTTCAGCGTGTGCTTTTGTACAACACGGGGGCGCGTGGATCGCGTTCGATCATTTCGATTGTGGAAGATGTTTGGTTTCGGAGCGAGGACGGCTGGCGAAGTTACCGTCAGGCCAGAGCGGAAGCCGGAAGCTGGTCGCATCTTCCGATGAGCACGAATGTAAAAACGTGGACCGATAACGACACGATTCAATGGCTCGACTACGGTTCAGCGATCAATTTCGATAACCGGCTGATCTGTACGTGTACTCCGCAACCGAATAATTGGCGGGTGTTCCACAACGGACTATTAGCTCTCGATTTCAACGTGCTTTCGACCTTCGGACAGACAACCAAGCCGGCCTGGGACGGGCATTGGACCGAAAGCCGAACACAACAGCTTATTGGAGGACAATTCGGCGGTATTCAGCGGGCGTATTCTCTTGGTCTTTCGTTGACCAATGATGTGTTAACCGGATTTCCGTATTTCATTGTGCAAGAAATTACCAAGGGAGATACGACCGATGGGGGAGTTGGTATCCCGTGGCAAATCGTTACGAAATCACATGATTTCCAAAGCCCGTTCAACGAAAAGGAATTGTTCGGAGCGGATTTATGGATTGATGACGTGCAAGACCTGGTAACGATTTCAACCGAATACCGCCCAGACCAACATCCGATTTGGACTGACTGGCAAACATTGCCTTCCATTTCTCCGGTTGGAACCGCGCAGGCCATTACTCCGGGCGGTGTGCCGACTTTGATCGAGAATTTCTTTCCGCGCCGGACAGTCGAGAAACCCGATAACGACGTGGATCAAGCCGCGTTTACGGGGCGCAACATGAGACGTGGATTTGAATTTCAAGCCAGGATCCGTGGAACCGGGCATTGCGCAATTCGCAAACTTCGGTTACACGCGAAACAACTTGTGGAAGATGATAAAGCAAAGGTGCCGTAAAAATTGAGCCTTCCCGTCGAAATTTCGATTGCGAATCCCGATCCTTCGGCGGCGCCGACAACGCTGACCCAACTGATTGTCATTCTCCGCACCCTGATAACGGCAGTTGTGACGGGTAGCTACAAGCCCTATGTCCAAGGCTCTGGCACGCCTTCTATTTCCGATCAAGACAAGGTTTGGCATCGAACCGACAATGGCGGCAGGCCGATGGGAACCTATGTCTATTACAACGGAGGTTGGCGGCGACAGTACACGCATCGGCTGAACGAAGTTGTAATGTATCGTGGCAGTCCGGTACTGGATTTTGATGGGTCTGGACTCGGAATTGTCGGTGGCGAATGGGATGGGTTTGCGTTAATGAACGGCAGTAACGGAACCGAAGATTGGTCGGACAGATTTATTGTGGCATCGCATACCACAGATTTATCAATCGGTTATCCCGGCGCGTATCCGGGTGGTCCACCTTCAAGTAACGTGAGCGGCGCGACAACTCATACCGGAGGTGCAAACTCAATTACATTGGACGGAACAAATACCTACCGGCCAGCAAGGGCCGCGGTCCAAGTTTCAAAATGGAAGGCAGACGGGAACGCGCCTGATGCCGGAAGCGGCCTTATCGGAGCGGGATCGACGGTTGATCTTGTTCCGGCAGACGCGGGCAACGAAACGCCTCCGGCTATACCCACCTTGCCGCCTTACATCGTAACGGGGTTCTGCCAGTGGGTGGGCTACGCTTAATATGGGCGGAATAGCATATGGCGTGGTTAAGGATCAACTGGCAACAGTTGTAGCTAACGGTGTAGGCAGTTCCGACCCGCGCGTATTGATGCGGACCAACGAGGCGACGAAGCTGATCCTAGATGAAATGATTCCGGTAAACGGAATGGCTGTTTATGATGTTGTTGCAACCCTCGATTCAGGCAACCAAGTTTTGTTGCTCCCCAAAGAGTTGGAGAACGCCATTGAAGTTCAAGTCTTGAGCGGTGCAACGGTCAACGGTCAAACCGATGTGACGCAGGGATGGAATTTGGTAACGAATTTTACCTACGTTGATCCGGCGAGCGCGCATGATAACCCGCTGATAGACCTTGGGCTTGTTCCTGACGGTATTGACCCGACCATTCTCCGCAGGAAATACATTTATCCCGGTCTGCAATCGGGCGCGACGGTACGGGTAACGGGGGCGAAGCGGTACGTGCCGATTACGGGTGACGGAGATTATCTCATCGTCCAGAACATTCGGGCGTTGAAGCTGGCGATTCTCTCGATTGAACGGGACGAAAACAGCGCACAAGCCGAAGGCGACGGCTACCTGCAAAAAGCTCTGAGGGTTTTACAGGCCGAAGTCAAAAAGCATCAGCTTGACCCGACCAATTCCATCAAGCGCAAAGCCAGTTACCAGCACGATCTGGTAACGTACGATGAGGGAACGCTAGGCCGTACACGGGCAAGGCTGGCATTGGAAGTGGCCGGATTTCTTCAACGCGGTAAATCCGAGATTACCTATCTCGTCAATCGCGCCGTGCAAATGTTAGTGGACAACCGCAATCAGATTGCCATTTCCGGCAGAATCAGCGTGCATGGCGGCGTGACAGAATTGGTTTACGAACCGGCAACAGCGGCAACTGACGTGCTGTTGTGGAACGACTACAACGATATTCGTTTGATGGTGCAAAGTTTCATTACCGAAAGCGGCGATCCACAGACGTTGCCCGTAGCCGAGGAATACCAGAGAAAGGCTTTTGAGTCGCAACGGGCAAAGCTGATTGAGGAAACCGAATACGAGCGGCACACGACTTACACGACCGCGCTTGGAGTTTATTTGCCTGGCTCATTCGGATACGCTGTCACTAGACTCGCTTTGGAATTGGACGGCGGATTAAGGCTTACCACGACCGAACTGGAACGAGTTGCGAGCATGGCTGAGATGCGTTTGATGGAACAGGGCATTTTCAAAGGATGCTTGCGCGAAGTTAATGCAACCGTTACTGGCGGCGAGATTCTTTTTCCGCGCGATATCGAAGCCGTGCTGATTACGGACATCGAAGGGCAACCCGTGGATATTCGATCGATCTATTTTGAATATCAGCAAAACGGGCCCGGGAAATTTTCGGGTTGCACGCAAAGATTCGTGGATCGCGGCGAAGTCTATTTTCCGCAGACTGGATTCAAACGCCGGAAATACTTTTTCAACGGCTCGTTGACCAATTCTGTTCAGTTCACTGCAATTTGTAAAATCCGCTGGATTCAAAAGGTGAGCGGAGACGAGCTTGTAATCAAGAATTTCGAGGGACTTCGCTTGATGTCGCAGGCCATCTTACTTGAACGCGCGGAGAAATGGTCTGATGCGCAGGTCGCACAAGCAAACGCCATTGCAGTTTTGGAAAAGGAATTGCGCGAGCATCTTTCAGGGATTCAACACACGGCGAATGTTCAGATGAGCGGATACAGTCTGGGGGATTTGGGAAATCCACTTTAGAGTTTATGCCACTTAAAGACCCAATCGCACGGCGTGCCTATCAAAGAGAATGGGAGCGCAAAACTCGTTCACGAGTGGATGTGGCAGGAGGCCGCATAATATGGCTGGATCATTAGGCTTAGATTTTTTCGGCAATCTCCTAAGTGGAGGGGACATTGGCGCGGGCATCCTTGGCGATCTCGGAGGTGCCGAAGGTATTTTTGGACGGAAACCCCAGGTCGCAGAATATTCTCCGACCGATCTTGGGGCAGAAGCCAAAAAGGCGGCAGCTTCAAATATTTCCAATATGCCGGAAATCGAAGCCCTCCTAAACCGCATATTGCCGGGATATACTTCCCAAGTAGCTCAAGGCTCTAAAAACACGCTTTCATTGTTGCGTGGTGAAATACCGCAGGACGTACAAGACAGAATCCGACGCAATTCTGCTTTCCAATCTCTTTCTTCTGGTTTCGGTGGAAGCGGAATGGCGAAGGCATTAACTGCGCGAGATTTGGGATTAACCAGTCTTGATTTAATGGATCGCGGAACGAACAGTGCTCAGCGCTGGGCGGGACTTACCGAAGGTGCGGTGTCGCCATTTTCGGTAACAGCGAAAGAACAAGCCGATCAGACCAGTAAAAATAATTTATATCAGCAGGCCGTAAAACAGTTTGAATTCAATGTGGCGGCGGCACCTTCGCCCGCTGCTGCTGGATTATTCAATCTGGACAACGCGATTGGTTCTCAATTCATGTCGTTCGGACTTGGAAGCGCAATGGGCGCGATGGGCGGAGGCGGTAACGCCGGACGAGTAAACGCGCCGTCTGGACAATATTACACTAATCCATACAGCACCGGCACAGGATTCGGTGCTGGCTTAGCATCAGCAGGTGGCACGTCACCGGGATGGAATCCTTACAGCGGATGGGGCGGATAATATGGCCTTGGATTTAATTGCCCCGGAAGTACCAGACGCTCAAAAAAATCTCGGTCCACATCTATTGCTACAGGGCTTGGGGCAAGGGCTGTCCGCTTTCGCCAAGTTTGCGGAGATGCGGCGTCAGAGCGAGGATGAGGTTTTGAAGTTAGCTGCGCAAGAACGGATTGCGCAGGATCAACACGACTTCGAGCGCGAGAAACTGTACAAGGACAGCGAAGTACAGGACGCAATGACAAAGGCGCACGCAGACTATTACAAATCAATGGGGGACGCGGCCATTATCAGAGCTAACGCCTTTGCGGGGGGCGCAAAAAACGCTGTGGCATTTAATCAGCAAAAACAGGATTTGATAAACGACGTAAACGATCAGGCTACCAAGCTGAAATTGAATGATCCTGCGTTTGCCACAAAGGAGCCAGTTCAGTTTGCCGCGAATGTGGCGCAATTTGAGGATATGTTTCAACTCTCGCCGTTGCCGGAAGTTAAAAACGCGATCACGCAATTTCGTACAATAGCGGATCAACAAAAAATCGAGCTAAGAACCGGCCTAGTCGGAGAGGACGGGAAACTTCGGCCCTCGGGGTTTCCCAAGATGGTTCCTATTTGGCAAATCGTTCGGAACCTGCAAGACCCAACGCTTCAAGACCAAACGATGAATGATTTGCAGGCAAGCGGGCAAACAACGATCATCAGGGGCTTCCAAGACATCGGCGGAACCAAGGTGCCGGAGACGAAAATCGGCTTATCGCCAGCAATAAATGATTACGTTGAAAAGGGGAAAGATGTCAGGTTCCAACGTGTCCGAAGCCGAGTTCCGCCTGTCATGCTGAAAAGAACCGACGCGCAAGGAACAAGCCCAACCGATTTATCAACGACAGATTTACCGACTGATTCTTCGCCTCCTGACACGCAAGACGTAACTGTTCCGCCAGCTTACGCCCCGACCGATACGGATAAATCTTTGGAGCACGCAAGGGCCGCGATAACTGCTGGCGCACCAAGAGACGGTGTAGTGAAACGATTGCAAGAAATGGGAATTGATCCATCACAGCTTTAGCATTGTGAGATGCCAGCCACGCTTGAAGCGCCGAATCCCTTTGCAGACCTGATTCCACAGAGTCAGACGTACGGTGCGTTTTCCGATCTCGTTCCTGCCGGTTCACTAACGCAAGGAGCGCAGATTGCCGGAACAGAAGATTACGGATTATTCCATGATCTAGTTCCTCAATCTCCCGTTGCCGAAACAGAAAAGGCCGTTGCCGAGATGCCCGAACCAACCGCCGTGTTGGATAAAATGGCGATGAACGTTGAGAAAAGTATTCCACCGTTTCATCAAGCCATGAACGCGGCCCGAAGTCTTGCTGCCGGAGCTGGGAAATACATTTTTGCAGGGTTGCAAGGCTTTGAATTTAATCGGGCGGAACTGTTGGCAAATCCTGTTCCTGAAATGGTGCGACCGCAGGGAGATGAACTGGTTTTGCCAGATGGTTCCGTGATGTCCAAAGAACAACAGGACGCACTTGAAAAACAGTATCACGATAATTTGATTGCCCAGATTCCAGATGCGAAAGCAAAGGCTGAATACTTTCGGCAAGCGGCAGAGAACGTGGACACGGCACTGTATGTTGATCCTAAGTTAGCGCAGACAATTCCGGCAAGAATTGCGCATGCGGCGGGATCGGCGGGCGTTATGGCGGCGGAAAGCCTGATTCCGTACGCGGGGGTTCCGTTGATGGTTTATCACGGCGCACTGGCGACCGAAGCTGAGGCCAAAAACGCGGGGCAAACGGATGAGCAAGCCGAGGCTGCCGGAGTACGATCGGCTATTGGATTGGCTTTGTTCGGCGGGGCAAGCAAATTGGCCGCCCTCGGGGTTGCAAAGTTGTTGCCAGAAGGCGCATCAACCCTGACCAAGTTCCTGAGTCAATTCACTGGGCAAGAAGTCGCCAACGAAACTAGTAGCCGGGCAATTACGGGATGGGAAGCAGCGGTAAATGCGCCTCCGGGGAAGAAAATTGAGGCGGCATTGAACGCGATGAAGGACGAGACGTTGGAGCAGGGGACGTTGAACACGGTTTACGCCTTGGCGCACGCAACCAGAGCGGCCAAGGAAGCGCCCGCAAAGCCCGTGAGCGAGTCGCAACCGCAAATCTCGCACGAGACGCCTGAAATTGCTCCAGCAACCGCTAGCGAGCCAATAGAGCAAAAGCCAGCGGCAGAAGTTTTACAGCCAGAACAGCAACCACAAGGAGAACCAAATGTTCCAGAGTCAACATCAATGGGATTGGGCGCACACGCCGGAGGGGACGAAAGCCTTGGGCGGCCCGGACAAAGTGAAAGAGTGGGTAGCGAGCAGCCCGCCGTACAGCAAACTCCCGAAGAAGCTCCACAAGTCCTGCAAGAACCAATCGGGGTCGCGGACGCGATAGCAGAGCAGAGCATTGACGAAAACGGTCAATCCACGACAGGAATTGCGCAACGAGTACATGAATCGAGAGCGGCAGAAGGCAGGCAGGGACCGATTCAGCCGGGTGAAGGCGTAACGGCTGAGGACATGGTTCAGCGCGGACGCGAATTGCTAAATGCCGGTGCTGATCCCGAAAAGATCATTGCGGGTGTGAGCGCAGGCAAGGCCGTTACCGGAGACGAAATGGCTGTACTGCGGGCGCGACACGAGCAATTCAGTAACGCCACGGATAAAGCTGCCGACGCCTTGCGAAAATCTCCGAATGATTCTGTTGCGAAACAGGCATACGAAGATGCGTTCAAGAACGAGACCGAATTTGCTCAACGTATCAAGCCCGCCGCAACCGAATGGCATAAAGTCGGGCAGAGTATGCAAGGCGAAACCCAGATTGAAACGGGTACGTTTACCGGATTGCGCAGAGCATTCCATGCGATGACTGGACGCGACGTAACCCCGAAAGAGGCAGTGAAACTCGACAAGACCGCAACAAAGGTGCAAAAAGCCAATAGCGCGGTAGAAAAAGCCAAGTCTGATTTCAATGAGGTTGTGAAAATCGCTACCAAAAACACTTTGCCCAAAACTGCCGATGAATTGAGGGCGCACTTCGCCGCCAAGTTCAAAGAAATGTTGCCCTGCTGATTATGCCAAGCGGACCATGCTATCCAGCGCAGTTGAAAGACCCGAAATTCACGAGGGATGAAACCGCAGCCATCTGGCGATTTGCGCGGGATAATTACATTGATCGTGGAGCCGAACTTTCGGAAACGATTCAGGGCGTTGCGAAAGATTTGGGACTGAAACCGGAGTGGATTACTCGCGCGCTGACTGAACCGAAAGCCGTTCGCAACATTACGAACGAGATGTACAAAAAAATGTCTGACCGGCGCGCGGCTGTTCAGGAAGCGAAAGACATTGTTCGCGGGCTTGATACCCCGATGATGAAGAAGGTTTTCCAGACCGTATGGCGAACACCGTTTGCAATCGCGGTTGCAGGACATGGCACTGTTGGGATGCAAACCCATGCGGGCGCGGCTCTGTTTCGCCCCTCGACGTGGAATATCTATTTCAAGAATTTCGCCAGACAATACAGTTTTTCATTCCAAAAAGCTGCGCACGAGGCGGCCATGCAGGAATTGGTTAGTCGCCCGAATTTCATCACGGCCAAAAGAGCAGGATTAGCGAATGATCCATCCAAGACGTACACCGATTACGGAACGTACGCGCAATGGATTCCGAAGGTTCTGGGGAAAGCCATCGGGCAACGCGGATTCGATGTTCTGAAAATGTATCGGCAGGATGCTTTTGACCACGAATGGAGTCGGCTACCCGCGTCAATTAAATCCGATCCTGCGGCGGCAAAAGAAGCGGCAATCAATCTTTCCGAGATGATAAACCATTCCAGCGGGGTTGCAGACATTGGGCATGGTCCGGTCTCAACCGGAATCCAGACTCTTTCGTTTGCGGCTAGACTTGAAGCGTCACGGTGGGCAAGAATTATTGGCGACCCGCTCAAGACAATCGCAACGTTTGCCAACTGGAAAAACGCGAGCGCAGCGGATCGTCATATTGCCACGATCCGGTTGATGCACGCCGCTGAGTTCACCGGATTCTATTTCGCAACCCTGTTGGCAAACAATGCCATGCTCGCGGCATCAGGAAGTGATGACAGAGTAAATCTGACAGACCCGACACGGAGTGATTGGTTGGCGCATAAAATTGCTGGTCGCAACGTGAAACTTGAAGGCGCGATCTTGGCTCCGGTGCGATTGATTGCACAGCTTGTTTACGCAGGATTGGGAGAGCGCAAGCCGTATCAGAAAATGGAATCCCGATTTGAAACGGCGGGAAAGGCCGTTACGGATTACGCCAGAGGAAAAGCTTCGCCTGCTTTTGGAATAGGCATAGACGCATTTTCCAAGTCCGATTTTACAGGGAACGTAATGCCATTTTCCTCTGACACGCCAAAACACGGACGGCATAAACTAACCGTTTCAGAATACGCCCTCCAACATGGCCCGATTCCGCTTTCGGGCGCAACACGAGAAGTGTACGACGATTTTCGCAGTCAGGGAATGGACGCTGCGACGATCACGAATTTGCTAAGAGGATTGGCGGTATTCGGAGCGGAAACAACCGGGGTGAAGGTCGGACATGAATCCAAGCCTAATGCTTCACGTCCCAATTCCTACAGGCCGCCGCGTTGAGCGTTACGGCAAAGCGTGATTTACCTAATTACGCCCTGCGCCTTCAACTCTTTTCTCACCTGAGAAATATATCTCGGTGCGGTGCAAAGCCGTTTAAGCACGGCCACGGCATCGCGGACAATCGCTTCCCTCGAATCGTTTGACGGCGGGGAAGTAAATCTGGCGTCTGTCTCAAATTTTGCCCAATCTACAATGCTCGAACTGGCCGTAGAACAGGATTCGGTTTTCTTCGTAATGTAGGTGCAAAAAATGTCGTACTGTGGCGAACTGGCTGTGATATTTGATTGAAGCGGTTGCCATTTGTAACCGTGTTTGGACAGCCAGTGCGATATTTCTTCGGCAGACGATCCTTGCCGAGCCAGAGCAGCTTCGTTTATCTCGATTACGAGTTTGGGATGGAAGCGGTTGATGGTTTGTTCTGCGCCTCGAAGAACCGACAATTCCATTCCTTCGACATCAATTTTAATGAGGTCGCATCGTTTGAGGTTGTCGCTATCCAAGCTGGCAACTTGAACTGAGTCGCCCTTTTCTTTGTCGAAGCCGAATTTTCTGAGATGTCGCGCTCCGGCATTTTCAGAAGGGACGAGTTCTAAAAATACCGCATCGGATGGGCCTGCCACCCCGAGAGCGTACGGCAGGCAATGCGCCTTCGGGCAATTTCGCCTGAGACACTCCCAAGCGTCCATGTTCGGCTCGTAAGCGAATACTTCACCTTCCGACCCGACACGTTCAAGAAATGAAGCGGTCGTATCTCCAATGAAAGCCCCGACATCAATAACCGTGTCGCCCGGTTGAATCTCAGCGAGAATTTGCGGCAGGGTTTCGTAATCGTGCTGTAGCGATCCTTTTTCTTCGACCCATCGTGAAATATGCGAATCATTTACAAGCACCCAAATTCCCTCTTTGGTCTGTTTGATATTCGGATTCTCAATTGGCGTGCTCAAAATGTTTTCGAGTTCGGCCTCGATTGCATCGGTTAATCCACCTGGTGACCACTTCTGTAAAATCGTTGCTGACGGAACTTCATCTGTCTCGGTATTGAGCCATGAAAATCTGTCCCTGAAATGTTCGTAAGCCAAGAATCCCGCGCAGTTAAATTCACTGAATGCGCGGCCCGGCTGTCTCATTATGTAGCCGTCAAGAGCTTGGTTGTGTTGCTGGGCGCAAAAGCCGCGAATCTTGTCAAAGAACCAGTGCGGGAACATGAACGGATGCCTGCGCATGAACTCGTATTCAGGAACCTTGTTCATCCACTTGGTCATTACTGGAACCCAGGCTTCGCGCTGGTCTCGCCGTGCCTTGTCTAGTGGCGTCATTAACCAGATTGGTTTACCGTTGCGCATGAATGTTTCGGGCGTGACGGGCCGGGTAAACACGCAATCCGAGTCCATAAAGAGAACAAAGTCTGCGTCTGTATATTTATCGGCGTTAAGTTTGCAGACTTGTTGGAACAGGTAGCCATTTTCAGGTTCCCGCACATCCTTCACGTTTAATGGCGCGTTAAGAGGAATTGACAGAAGATTGCCCATTCCTGGCTGGCACATCCAAGCTTCGTTCACTTGCGGAACAATGAGAACAATTCGTCTGAATCCGGTCGCGAGTTTGTCAATCGAGCGCAGGCAATATTTCAGCCATTCGTAGTCGCCGGGGTATGACTTTATGAATATGTCACAAGCCGGACGCTTTTGGGCGATTGGAATTTCAGGACAATCGGGATGCGGAATGAACTGTCCCAAGGGAAATTTTTTATTATGTGCGATGGCTTCTTCTGAAAGCTCGAACGTTTCAGAGAAAAACCCACTATCAGCTTTCTTGGCAAGTCTTTCTCTCAACAATGGAACCAAACTTCCGCGTTTGTCGGAATGAAACAAAACGCATTCTGGCTTGACCTGAAAAATCCTTTTCTCGACTTGTTCCCAATTCTCAAAGGCCGGATATTTCCAACGGTGCAAAATCGACTTGGACTTGTGCATTTTGGGAATAATCTGGCCCGCTCCCGTCACGTCCCACGCGAGGTCATGCGCCAGTAGTGCGTCTCCGGCATGGTCCGACATGACGCCGGGATAGACGGCAATTCCAGAACAGTGATCTACGAAACCGGGTTCGTTTATATGAACAAAGTCTCCAAGGAAAACTTTCCCGTTATCAAGTGCGGTTTTGTATTCAGCTTCGATTTGGTCAAGCCATCCTTTTTTCAACGGTACCGCATCGGCTTCGAGCCAAAGCCACGGCTCCTTTGATCCGTACTCGATGTATTTCGCGATTTGTCGGAATGCGTTGTTACAAGATTCAGGCCAATGATTCCACGCATCGCCAATGATCGTGATTTCCTCGACACTGGAAAATCCGCTGTTAGCAAACAGATTCGGTTCCGCTCGTTCATCTCTGCCGACCAGTAAACGGTGATTCGGGTACGGCCCAAGTTCGGCCATCCACGAGGCAAGTTGTTTTGCCTGCGCGTTTTCTTTCTGGCAATGGCAAATCGCGACTAGCACTTGCAAGCCTTTCTGAGATTGGCCTTCACGGATTTTGATTTAGCTGCATCCCGGCGCTGTTTCAGTGCCGCCTCAGACATTGTTTTCTTATGGCCCCTCGCCATCTTTCCGAGTGCGACCGCAGCAGGGCACTTATTTTTCGCGGGCATAGATCGTAATGCTTGGCTTTTGATCGTCCAGATTAGCCGTAAGGTTGGTGTACATCTGCGTTCCGTCCATCCATCTGCGATCTGTTCCCGGCGACCACTGCTGATGAATGAGCAACGCTACCGAACAGAGGATCATTGCAACGCCAACGCCAAACGCAATTAGATGGTTGCGGGCTGTGTGATTTGTGGGATGCGATTTTCTGTAGCGCGCTAATTCAATCCGGTTAATTCTGGCGATTTGGACTGCGCTTAATCCGTCACGATCTGTGATAATCATGCCGGGAAGGAAACCGCTTTCGTCTTTGAGTGTCAACAGAAATAATTCTTGTAAAATTTCCCTGCGCGCAGAAGATGGCGAGATGGTTCCTTTTCGCTAGTGCCTGACCAATTAACAACGCAAATTCTTGACCCCGACCCGACCGATGCTGCGGTTGTCGGGCAAGTTCTCGGCGCGAGAGGCGATATTCAGTTTGAGGAGGACGGTTCGGTTTCCACGATCACGGACGGGCAGACCGAAATTGATGTAACGTTTCTCTACGAAAAGGTTCTGGACGATTATCGGTTCATCGAAAATTACGTCGAGAGCCCGATTGCCGATCTGCGGGACGTTCAGTGCATCGTCCGGAAAGAGGATCGAAAAACGACGGGGTTCAAAGTTCAGCTTTCGTCCATGCACGTCCCGGCTGGATCAATTTATCGGTGGCACATCAAAGTCAGAGACGCGCTACAGGTAACACAGCCACCCGACAGTCAGCCGAGATACATTCTTGCAAATCAGTTTCAGCCGGTCAGCGCGCAACTGACGATGTTCTCCACATTGCCCGTGCAAGATTTTGGTTTGGGCGCGCTCAACATTGCTGACGGTCCATCGTTCCTGACGTATATCGGGGCGGCGGCATCCGGTTCATTCGGCGGACCGTACGTGCCGACAACCAGAACGATCACGGAAGGCGCGGGACTAGCCGGGCACACGTACGATCTGTCCACAAATCGAACACTGGCGCTCGGAACACCGTCTGCGCTCACGGTTGCCACAACCAATTCTGTCAGTGGGACGACGCATGCCCATGCAGTCACATCGAGTTCTAATCCAGGCGCGGCGGCATCGCTTTTGGCAACGGACGCGTCGGGATTTCTGACGGTGGTAAAATTAACGGCTACGGATTCATTGTTCGTAAATAACGCCACAGCCAATCTGTACCTAAAAGATACGTCAACCGGGATTCAGGCCGCTTCCACGACTGTTCTGAGCTTACTTCCCAATAATTCATTGCGTTCGACCAGTTTCACTTCGGGTTTGGTCGGGTGGAATATTGATGCTCCCGGCGATGCCGAGTTTAACAATGTCCGGGTGCGCGGAGAGATTCTGGCGTCGGTTTTCAAAGTCAGCGAATTATCGGCCACGGCGGGAACGTTCGGGGTATTCTTTTCAGCGGCTAATCTATCGGCAGATTTCACGACCCCGGCTGTTTTGTCTTTGGCATTCACGTTTCACGCCAAAAACTCAGATGCAGGGGCGATGATGTTCGGGGTTGGCGATATTGTCCGGTTCAAAAGCTATACTGGTTCGGGAGTGGCGGATGCATGGGCCACGATTGCATCTAGAACGAACAACGGAACGACTTCAACGTACTCGGCAACCCTCAATTACGGGAGCACCAACGTAACCTTCAACGCAGGCTCGGCAGTGGTGGATTACGGGCCGAGCGGCACGGGGTTTATTACGCTTTCCACGGATGGAACAGTTGGGAGCAGTCCGAACCTGACAATGGCGACCCACTCAGGTTCCCCGTGGAGCGGGTTTACCACTTTGATGCGGTCGGGGAACTTGAACGGCAGCTACGGCTATAACACGGCTGTTTACGGCGTCGGAATCGGGCAGTACGGGACGAGTGATTCGTGGCTGACGTTTGACACGACCAATGGAATCAGGATCGGGAACAATACCACGATCTTGGGGCAGTGGGATACAAGCGGTAACATTTTGGTCGGACAACTCGGGGTGAGTCAGAGCAATGTTTATATTACTGGCGGGGCGATCCAGTTACGGCAAAACACCATCCCGATACTCGGATTGGATACGACAAATGGATTACGCATTTTCGATCCTACTAGTGGCGGAACCATTGCGTTAGCTCAATGGGATAACTCAGGAAACATTCTGATCGGTCAGACCGGAGCGGGAGAGGGGAATGTTTTTATCACTTCGGGTTCAATCAAAATGCGGGTTGGAACTACCGTATTTGGGCAATGGGATACGAGCGGCAACGCCACCTTCGGGAATGTCGCTACGAATCAGGCCAACGTTTATTGGAACAACTCGAATAAACGTCTCCAATTTCGCGGTTCAACAAGTGGAACAGTCGTCCAAAGCTACATTGACACGGATGGTTCGTTCACGAGCGGCAGCGGAAACGTTGTTCTAAATGCTACGGGCCTGAATTTGGCAGCCCCTGCTTCATTAACGGAGAGCGCGTCGGTAAATTTCAAAAGTGGCGCGAATACGGTCGGACTTGTGACTGATTATTTCGACGGCACAATCAATTTCTTTCAACTCATTGGCTATCTGCCAGCTTCCGATACCACCGGCTGGTGTTACTCGGATATTATCGCGACAAATAACACGTCTGGACATTGGGCAGGCTTGCGATGTGTGTCAGTCGGCACGTCGCAACCAGATGTTCCCGACAAGGGTTGGTTGGCGGCGATTTATTCTGGCGTGACATTTGTCGGCATGTCTATTGGATCGAATAGCCTTTCCCTAAGTGGAACTCTGCCTACGAATATGCTGGATGTTTATGGCAGAGTGTCTCTGCAAAATACATCCGCTCCCGGTTCGTCTCCGGCAGGATTGGGACAGCTTTGGGTTGAGAGCGGAGCACTTAAGTACCGGGGTTCGAGCGGAACCGTTACCACCGTGGCTGTCGCATGAAACAACCAATCCTAAACGGCATCCTAGAATCCCCTCTGGATTGTAATGGGTTTCCGCTGGTCAATCCAGCCGGGGGCGAATTTGAAGTTCCGTTAACATTCTCGTCGCCGTTACTGCGAACGGTAAACACAATTTCAATTCCTGCTGCTACAGGTTCGGTTGACGGATATTTGGCGCACGCAGATTGGAACACGTTCAATAACAAAGTTTCTACGTCCCGTCACGTTAATACGGCTTCACCTTTGGATGGTGGCGGAGCTTTGTCGGGCGACCTTACTTTATCAATTAGCGTAGCCGGACAATTCAACGACGGCTACCTTTCAGCCGCCGATTGGAACATATTTACCGGGAAACAAGCAGGTAGCGCCAACCTGACTTCATGGGCGGCGATTACACGGGCAAGTGGATTTGACACGTTTACCGCAACGCCGTCCGTAGCCAATCTCAAAAGCCTGCTGACGAACGAAACAGATGCGGGATGGGCATTGTTTTCGTTGGCTAACCCTAGCGCAATTACCTTTTTGCGGGTGAACGCTGATAATTCAGTTTCGGCATTGGATGCTACAACGTTCCGAACGGCAATAGGGGCTGGGACTGGAGCTGGAAGTGTAACGAGTGTTGGATTGGCGATGCCGAATATTTTTTCGGTATCGAACTCTCCCGTAACAACTACTGGAACTCTGACTGTCTCGCTACAGGTTCAAAATCCGCATCTGGTTTTTGCATCAGGTACGGGCGCAGGATCAGTTACACCAACATTTCGTGCGTTAGTCTCTAGCGATCTGCCGTTAGGGGCGCAGTTGTATGATAATGCAGGAACGCCGAAGTTGGCTGCGGACTTTGGAACTCGCTCATTGTGCGCGAACGACGCTTCACAGGTCATATCGTGGAATAACCCAAGTGAAGTGGATTTCTTTGGCGGAAATGCGTCTATTTCAAGTGATGGGAGCGCAGTTTTCGCAATCGGAACCGCGACGATAGATGCCGATGGATTTCATGGAACATTTTACGGCAATGGTTCCAATTTGACTGGACTTTATGACCTTATTCTGACCGCAAACCAAAGCGTGCGCCGTAACGCAGGGAACACGGCGTATGAGGCGTTCCAAGCACAACCATATAGTGGAGGGACGCTAAGTATAGCCTCCGGCAAAACCCTCACCGCTTCTAATACACTCACTCTCTCGGGGACCGATGGATCAACTCTTGCAATCGGTACAGGCGGGACATTAGGGACAGCGGCTTACACATCTTCGGGGGCGTATCAGCCGATAGACTCTGACCTGACTTCGTGGGCTTCTGTGACGCGGGCCAGCGGCTTCGATACGTTTGTTGCAACTCCCACTAGCGCCAATCTTGCGGCACTTGTCACTGACGAAAACGGCTCAGGTAAGGTGCTTTTTGCAGCCGGAACGATCAATATAACTAGCGGCAAGACGGTTGCTTTCGGTAATTCCATGACGCTCAACGGCTTTGATGGAAGCCTGTTTACTTTTCCTAATTTCGGAAGCGATACCGTGGCAGTTCTTGGAGGCGCACAAACTCTAAGCAATAAAACTCTTGCCAGCCCCACCTTTACCGGGACTGTTACAACGCCGAATCTCACCCTTTCCGGCGACCAAAGTGCAGCGGCATGGACAACGAGTGGTCTGCGAATCGTGGGCGTGGCGGGCACACTCACAGATACCACATCCAGCGGGACGGTGGCGGCAGCTTACACGAACAAGCTAGGCGGGAACACTATTGCGGCCAGTAGCGCCACCACGTTCACGGATTACATTTCAAGCTATTTCTCTGAGCCGGTAGCGGGAACCAACGTTACCTTGACGAACAAATACGCCTTGGGCGCGGACAGCTTGAAGGTCGGGACGAGTAATGCCTTCAAGGTCACGAGCGAAGGTAATGTCACGGTAGCTGGAACCCTGACGCTTCCGGGTGCTTCCATCGCTGACGCTGCGCTCTCGGCCAACGTGCCGCTGCTGAATGCCGCGAATGTGTTTAGCGCAGCGGGGAACGCTTTCATTTCCCCAAAGATCACGACCGGGATAAATGACGCCAACAACAACTCCATGCTCGCTTTCACGGCCACGGGGAGCGCGGTGGAAAAAGCGACTCTTGCGAATGCGGCTAGTGGCGGGTCTCCGCTTTTAACCCTCGGGAGTGCAACTATAGCCGCCAATACCGTCGTAAACAGCTTGTTGCTTACGAATACGAATACTGCATCAAGCGGGAACCAAATGTATTCTAGCGCGCTCGTTCTTAGAGGGAACGGTTGGAGTAGTTCTGGAGGACTTAATAGCACTCCGGTTGATTTCCGAATCTATACCAAGCCGGTGCAAGGCGGCACGGCATCGGCAAATCTGGTAATCGAAAGTTCTGTAAATGGCGGGGCATACAACACAGGGGGATTTCTTTACAATTCGGATGGCGCCACTCTGAGCATAACCAATTTGCGACCTAGCACCTTGCAATTTCAAAGCAGCACAAAGCTTGCAAACGACGCTGATGGAACTTTGCGAATTATTACTAGCTCTAACGGCGATGGAACTATTAGGGTTAATTCCGCGATAGGTCTGACGAGCAACAGCGGGGGATGGGAAGCCAATAATGGAAATACCAGTCAGTGGATTCCGTTCAAGCTCGGCACCCACGACAGCGGCACGAACACGATCACCAACGGCCTGACTCACGGGCACCAATACAGTAGCGCGCTCACAAATATAGTTGCCGGATTTGGGATAGGTGAATTGTTTAATGCTGACTCGACCACAACTCCCGACACGAACATTGGGCGATTTACGTTTGAGTGGGTCGATCCGACGCACGCAACTCGTAAAGCTAGAGGAAAACTTTGGGCCTATGACACAGCGGCTCGCGAGTGTATCCGATTCGAGGCGTCTGGTTCTGCTCCGATGGTGGGATTTTATGGACACGCTGCGGCGGCTCAATCTTCGGCATACACGCCAACGAATGTCAGCACGGATCGTTCATGGGATTGTTCGTCCACGAGTTTAAATGAGATCGCCAATGTTCTCGCGACTGTAGTTCAAGACTTGCAGGCAGTTGGATTGATTGGATAAAAAATTATGGCAACTCTAGGCGCGACTGGTTCGACCGTAACACTCAATTTAATCACGGCAGATACCGGATGGACGGGTAATTCTGATGCTGGTGACAAAACGAAAGTCATAGCCAATGCTGCCAGTATCATAACCATCGCGGCGGCGCTTGACCTTGCGGTGACTGGCGCAGGAACGCTATTGCTTAACACTGCCGAAAAATGTAAGGCCCTTGAGACAGCGTTGGCCGCGCTTAAAGTTCCAAATACATAAACGAATTGGGCCTAATTATGAAATCAATAGTGTTCGCATTTCTGATCTCATTCACTTCTTGCGCCGGTCCCGCCTACAAAACCGCCGATGCAATCGCCCCTACTTGTCCAGGTTTTCATCAGTACAACCAATGCGAGCCGTGGGCGCGAGCGTTCAAGACACGAATGGAATCATGGGGCGTGCCTGTTACATTGGTTGGCTACCAATGGTCGCATCATAACGAAACCGTGAACCATTTGGCTGCGTTCTGGCGCGATTCTGACGGCTGGTACGCTAGGGACAATTTTAATGGCCCGGTACAAGTGGATTCGTTTAACCGCTACGATTGGAAAACAAGGGTGGAGAACTTTGTTTACCCCATGCCAGGAGCAGGATTTGAAGTAGTACCAACGGGAGATTGGCACGTAACGAATGTTCGCATTGTTGATGGAAACTGGCGTGGCGTTCAGAGTGCCAGAACTAAGACGGTTCTCGTGCGTCATGGAAGCTTCTAAGTCAATGAACGACCGGGACGTTCCGCAACGCGTTCCAATAAAGGAGCACTTTGAAGCAATTCTGGCAGAAAAGGACAGGAGCTATAAGCAGCGATTTAAGGCACAAGAAAAGGCCGTCCATGCCGCTCTTACCGCAGCCAAAGAGGCAGTTTCTAAAGCAGAGATCGCGGCTGAAAAACGTTTCGATTCCGTCAACGAGTTTAGGCGCACTCTAGCCGACCAAACGAGCACTTTCATTCCTAGACCGGAATATACGCAGCGACTCAATTCCATAGATGAAAAGATAAACGCCATTACCCGGATTTGTGTCGGGGCGGTCATGTTAGGGATTGCTGTAATAACGGTTGTGCTGTTAATTCTAAGGCATCCATGAGTCTGCCCGTAACGAATCCAATTTTGGAAACAATGAAAGCCTCCCAAAATGGCGGATGAAACCGAAGTGAAGGGGCGCGGCCTAAATCTCAATTCGCTTATCATCACGATAGGCACGTTCGCGATTTGCTACGCGCTGAAATGGATCGGTGGCGTCGTCCTCGACAGCCAGGCCGATGTGCAGAAGATGAACATGACGTTCACTTCGCTAACGGAAAAAATCACTGACATTAAAGAGCAGATGAAAACCTTTGCGACGAAACAAGACTTGGAGGCCGCCCAAAAAGAGCTTGAGAAAAAGCAACTCCAATTTCAAATCGACTCGATGAAAACAAACCAGCCCCCGACAACCAAGAGGTAAATATGCTAAACCACATCATTCAGAACGAGAACGGGACGCCGTCGCCGACGCCTTCGCCTACGCCGCAACCCGTTAGACCGAACGCGCCCGATCCAGCTCCGACACCTGAGCCGACGCCAGAACCAGCCACGGAATAAGCTTGCGCGCCGTCTCGTTAGGCGGCATACTCGTTTCCGATGGCAGCAAAACGGAAACGCAGGCCCGTTAAATTGGACAAGCTGGCGATTCGAGAAGCCGTCAGGGAAGGGATTTTGGAGGCCGTCCAATTCATCAACGTCCGTACCTTATGGGATGCGAAACGGACTTCGGGCCACACTGACTACCAATTTGAGGTCAAACCAAGATGAGTTTACCGCGCGCTCAATTCCTGCCTCCTAAACCCCGTCCAATGGTTTTGCCTCAGTCCAGCAGGCAACGGAGAGAAAAAGAGGTTTTACAGCCATCTACGCTCTCTAAATGGGTTGATGCGCTCTTTATCTCGGGGATTGTGATTGGGGTTTTGGCTTTGGTAATAGCGGCAATGGTTTTGATCGGGAGTTTTGGGAAATAAGATGTCACCCGCGAGTCCAGCCCTTCCATTCTACAGATGAGCACTTCCTAGGCGAATTATGGAAGCGCACACCGCAAAATTTATCAGCGAAATGAAAGCTTATGCCGCGATGGAAGCGCGCGAGGCGGTCCGTTGCCGAAAGGAATGGCGCGCGTTGGCAAGTGTGGCGTTTTTGGGCAGTATTGTTTGCCTACCGATTTCGATATTCATGCATTTATGGATTCCTAAATTGTGCGTTATCACAATCGGAATTGCTTGGTTTTTTGTTGGCAAATCAACTTGGAAACAGGGCGACTTTTTCGCGCGAAAATGGATGGAGCTTCGCGAAGAAGCTTTGCGCTTTGCAAAGGAAGCAGAGGAACGGTCGAGAACTTCGTGGTGAACAAGCTCTGCGCTATCCCAGTAATCTGTTGCTGCTTCCTTTTAGGAGCGTGCGTAACGACTCATAAAACGTACCAGCCGCCGTCTAACGCCAAGGTTGAAGCGTCCACCAAACAGGTAAAAACCGACATTGCGGCGGCACATCAGCTTGCGACTGATTCACGTAAATCTGTCGTAGAAGCACAAAAGAACGCGGACACGTTGACGGTGACTTCGGCAACTTTGGAAGGCAAAGCAACGGAACTTGAGGCGGCGGTTCCCGATGCATTCAAACCTGCCATGCATGAGATTGTGAGCGGAATATCGGAGATGCAAGCCACGGAAGGAACGCTCACGATGAATCTGGCGCAATCGAATACGAAGAACGACGCGCTTGAGGCTAAACTCGTCCAGTTGGAAACGCATGAGTCGCAGTTGGAACAAAACCAGTCCGAGTATTATGCGAACGCGCAAAAGCTGGCTAACAATGCCACTGCCGAAAGAGAATTTAGAATTAAGGCCGAGGATCAGTTGGTAAAAGAGAAATGGATTCGGATTCTCTGGAAGATCGGGGGCGGGTTTGTCGTGCTCGTGATTATCGCTTTGGTGATTTTGTATTTCACGGGTAATCTGGGAGTCGTTCTGGCGAAAGTTGGGATCAAAGCAGGGGTATAGGAAAGGAAATTATGTTTCTTGGATTACTGATTGGGATAGTACTCGGATTCGGCGGCGGATATTACGTCTGCGCGCGGTTCGGGGTTTTGCACATCAACAACCCGAACTGGAAAGGGAAATTGCCGTGATTCCACAGGAAGCGATTGACCTGATTCTCGAATCGGAAGGTTTGGATCAACCCGTACGTTGGCCGGGCGGCGGATCAGGAATTACTTTGGGGATAGGTTGCGATATTGGGGCTGACCCTGCCTCATTGGATTTTTGGAGTGGCGTCTTAACCGACGATCAGATTCAACGGCTATCAGCGGCAAAAGGAATTACTGGCCGAGCCGCAGCGCAGATTGCATCCCGATTCGCTGACATTAAGGTTACGGAAGCGCAGGCGCGTGATGTGTTTCTGCGTCAATCATTGCCCCGTGAGGAAACGGCAACTGCAAATGCGTTCCCAGGTTCCAAGAATCTTCCCGGCCCGGCTTTCGGAGCTTTGGTTTCCCTCGTGTACAATCGCGGCACGAGTCTTGACGGGGATCGCCGCCGAGAGATGAAAGCGATTCACGACGCAATTATTGCCTCACAACAGAACGCGGAAGGCGAGAATCCGCAAGTGCGACAGAACAATCTTCTCCGATTCATTTCAGGCCAGTTCCGATCTATGAAACGGCTTTGGCAAGGGCAGGGACTCGATGGATTACTCACGCGCAGGGACGCAGAGGCCGATCTTGTGGCATCGGCTATTAAGTAGATGGCGACAGCGGTCAGTCCCGAACCTGTTCCTGATTCGCCTTTGGCAAATCAGCCACGGAGTCACACGCTCTTCGTCGTCCTATGCATTTCAGGCTTGGGCGCACTATCTATTGTGGCAGGGGCATATCTCATCATGCACAACCATGAGAGCGGGGGCACCCTCTTAATTTCAACGGGCGGCACGGGTACGATCACGGGGTTAATCGGACTGTTGTCCATGTCCAAACAGACACCGCCCACGGCTTCCACAGCGACCGCTACGGCAACAGCGCCTAAGCCGGATAAGAAGTAGAGCCGCTTCCCAGAGGGAAAAGCAGCCCTGAAAAAATAATTAAAGATTTTGCTTGCTTGTCTGCTTGCTCCTTGCTTACATAGGTGCATGAAGAAAAAGGCTGGCCCGAAATTGAACGTGCGGTTGCTGCGTAAAGTTCAGAAACATATTCTTGCTGAGCCGAAGCGATTGAAAATGCGACAATGGGTTGATCGCAAAAACACGGACCGCCCCGTGGATATGGTTCCTCCTTGCGGCACAACGGCGTGTATAGCCGGATGGGCGCTTTTGATTTCAGGGACTCGAACAAGGGGCGGCGACGGCACGATGGATAAAGCTGCCGATCTACTAGGGCTTACGAGAATAGGCGCATACCGTCTGTTTCTGCTCAGTGATTGGCCTGCAAGATTCAGCAAACGGTATAATCGGCAAATAGAAGGATACTCGTTAAACGAGCAAGCAAGTGACTCATCCCTTCGGCATAATGCAAAAGTTGCCGCTTCTCGTATTGAGTACTTCATCAAAACCGGCAAGTGAACAAACGCCAACGAAAAGAGCGGGCGCGAAAGGCTGGGTTGGCTCGGGCCAAAAAGCTGAGCCGTAAGCGCCGAATCGAGATTGCGATAATGGGCGGAAAGCAACGACAAAAAAACTGGCGCAACGGAGCAGGAAACAGCCATGATCGACGGAAAGCGCGCAGGGTTGCCTTATCTGTCCGAAACGGGAACGAAAAACAGGGTGCGGCTCCGGTTTCCCAAAACTCCACGCCATGATCTACCTCATCCTCGCCTTACTACTTGGCCTCCTCCTGGGCTTTGTTGGAGGGATGGTGTTCACGATGCGGAAATTCATGACTGCGATTAAAGAGGCGGATATTTGCTCGGATGATCGCAGATTCGTAAACGATATTTTGGGCATTCCAAACTGATTAGGATGAAAAAGAGACGCAATCAGACTTCCACCGTTTCGGGACAGACGACGCAAACCGTGGAGTCCACCAAAACGCTCAACGTCAAGATTCACGGCGACCTTCGCACCGTTCTCCGCGCCGATTACGTTAGGGCTAAGACCAAAGACCTTCGCGAGTTCGGCTATCCCGACGTGACCGAAAAGGAAGTCGATGAGCAGATAACGGCGATTCAAGAGGGCCGGAAGTTCGGGAATGGGTTGACCGTGATCGGCAAATTTATTGAGGATGACATTCGATGAGACTTCCTCCTTTGGATTAAAAGATGCGTCATAACTTTCAACCTCAACAGGACAGATGAAGCGTCATAACATGAACGAACAGACTACAAAACTCATTGAAGAATTGGCCGCGAAACTCGGAACCACAGCCGAACATTTGTGGGGCGTGTTGGTTCGCCAAGCTCCGATAACCGCCACGATTGATTTGGTTCAACTTGTCGGAATGTGGGTCTTGGTCTTCCTGCTCGCGAAATACGCTGTGAAAAAATGGCAAGACGCGGATACCGAAGATTGTGAAGGGCGGGCGATGTTCGCGACGATTGCAACGGGTATATGCACACTCGTCGCCATTATCGCATTCTTTACCGCGCCCGAGAGCATCGTCGCCGGATTCTTCAACCCTGAGTATTGGGCGCTCCGGCAGATTATCAAGTGAGGTGCCATCTTTGTAATGGAAGGTAACGAAAACATCTAGCGCCTCTTATTTCCCCAAATGAGAACCAAGCCCGACTACCGCCAAAAGTTGCCCGCAAAATACAACCGCCGCGTCGGGTTCCGTGAGAGACGGGAGCCGGTGATAGGAAATGCAGAAATGACGGCAGCGTTTCGGGTGTGGCTGAAAAAGCAAGGACTGACTCCTCTAAATTTATTCAAATGAAAAAAGAACCTGAATCAGAAGCAACGGTCGAGACACAGAACGAGCGTAAGAAGCTCTCGTTAGAAGAAGCCACGCTTATACTCCCAGAGGGTAAATACATTCACACCTTTCGCAACAATCACGTAAACATGATGATTGGCGCGGACTGGGAGCGCAATAAAATCCTGGCGCTGGTTTTAGATCATGGCGCGTGGTTAACCGGCCCGATAGCAACGTCGATGGGGCATGGTCTTTGGATTGACGATGGCGCGGGACGCGGACTGTTTGTGGAAACACGGAAAGCTCCGTCTGTCCCCGACGTGTTGAAGTCCGATCCAGCGACGGGGGCTTCGTAAATGAATTTTCCCCTTTCTATGGAAGATGCAAAGCGGGCGCTGGGGCAGATACCGGAGGCCATGAAGGAGAATTTAGGGAACCCAGAGCCGCAGGCTGAAAAGGAAGCAACAGGACAGATTGAGCTTTCCGAGACTTCAACCAATTTGCCCGAACCTCGCGACGGGCAAAACTTTTCCAAAGAGGGTGCGTGAATGAGCTACACCTTTTTGCAGGAGCAGGGGGAGGAATCCTCGGCGGCATCCTTCTCGGACATACCTGCGTATGTGCTGTCGAGATTGAACCTTACTGCCGAAAAGTCCTGCTCCAACGGCAGCGGGACGGCATCCTGCCAAAGTTCCCGATCTGGGACGATGTTCGAACCTTCGACGGGAAGCCGTGGCGAGGGCTCGTTGATGTTGTGTGCGGCGGCTTTCCGTGCACCGAAATTTGCGTTGCCAACAATAGCCCAACGGGAACGACTGGAATCGACGGGAAATTTAGTGGATTATGGTCTGAGCAATTCAGACTGGTTTGCGAAATTCGACCACGCTTCGTGTTCGTGGAGAACTCCCCAGCCCTTGTTATTCGAGGACTTGGGAGAGTCCTTAGTGATTTGGCCTCGGTCGGGTATGATGCACGATGGAGAATGTTTCGAGCTTCCGAAATTGGCGCACCTATCGTTCGGGAGCGCATCTTCATTCTTGCGATCCCCAATGGCGAGCGATGGGTCAGCATGGAACAAAACCAACAAGCGGGATGTTCAGACTTCAATAGAGAAAACTTTAGACCGTGGAGGGACTTACAGGACAAGCTACAGATTCCAATGGGCCTCGCTTACGATCCTGCAATACGCGGAGTATTGCGAAACGATGATGGACTGGCCGTTGGCGTGGACAGAGTTAGGGCCATTGGCAACGGACAAGTTCCGGCAGTGGTTAAGCTCGCATGGGAAACACTCATCGGAGGACAACGGGTGAAGCCACGAGAGAAAATGGAGACCGATGTTAAAAACGTGCTTCGCTACATCGCGGGGAAACATCCATCTGTCCCCGAGGAAACAAAGTCCGATAGCGCAGTTAGTGTTTCGTCAGAAAATCCCGCTTCGTCACTCCTTGAACAAGACGAACCCGAGGACCACGACGGCGATTGCACCGACTCTAGCCGGGGTAGCGACCGGCCCGCTCAAACTCTTTCCGAACTATCCGAGGCATTACGCAACCCGCTCCCTCCGTCACCGCCAAAGGCAAAATGCTACAGCGCGCTGGAAGCTTTCAAATCGTACAAGCCGCTGACGGTCGAAATGGTTCGAGATATTCTCGCCAAAGAAAGAGCAGCCAGGGACGCGATCCTGAAAGAATACTCCGAACGCACCGGGGAATCGGTTGATTACTGCGATGAGTGCGACATGGGCGTTGTCGAGGAAGAAGTTGAGGGGGCTTGGGGAACAAGAGTTGAAACTCATCCATGCGGGGGCTGTGACGGGCTGGGTGTCGTAAAACTTTGAACAAATTTCAACGAGTAAAAGCAATTATGAAATCAGAAAAGACAAACGGCGACAGGCAACTCGCAGTCCAAGAGCCATCAGTGGCGATGATGCTGCAAAACGCCCTTAACAGCATTCAAGCAGGGGAAATCACCGGGCAGCATGTCGAAGTGCTTTCCCGAATGATGGATTTATACGAGCGCAACGAGAAACGGGAGGCCGAAAAAGCGTTTGCCTCCGCGCTGGTCGATTTACAGGCCGAGACGATCCGTGTCCAGGCGACCAAAGCAGTTGACGTAAAAAACGGGGTTCCGCGCTACACGTTCGCTCCGTACGAGGAGATTATGGCAACTGTTCAGCCAATGCTGACCCGGCATGGATTCAGCATTACCTTCGACACCGACGAGGGCGAAAGCCGGTTGACGAGCACTTGCACGCTTACCCACAAAGGCGGCCACTCGCGAGCGAATAAGTTTGCGGTTCGATACACAAAGCCGCCCGGATCGAGTGACGCGCAGGGCGACATGAGCACCAAGAGCTACGCAAAGCGCGGGGCATTGTGCGATGCGCTGAACATTACAATAGAGCATGACGACGACGCCAGGATGATCGGAAAGCCAATCGGAAAGGCGTTCGCCATTGATCTGCAACAGCGCGTCCAAGACTGCAAAGCGAACGAGCAAGCGTTTTTGAAATTCGCGGGAGTCGCCTGCCATAATCCGGCGACATTGGAGGATTACGAGCAAATCCCTGATGACCGCTACGACGCCCTCGACGCGATGCTCAAGCGCAAGGAAATGGGCAAGCCAACGAACGGCTGCGACCGCTGGCACGAGCCGCCTGTTTGCAAAGACCCGAATTGCTACATGCTGAAACAGCGAGAGGAATTGCCGCTTTGAAGAAAACAGTTTTTTGCCTTCGCGTCCGAGATAATGACTTGGAATCATGGAGCCATCCGACCTACTATCGTTCACGAAAGGATCGTGACTCGGACGAGCGCATGAATCGCTGCCTCGGTGGAATCAGAACGCACTCTTACGAGGAAAAGAAAACGCCCGAAGAAATTGAGGAGCTTTGCGACTGATGAGAAACGCGATTGGACAACGATTCGGGCGTTTAGTGGCTATTTCTCAGCACGGGAAATATGTCGCGTGCATTTGTGATTGCGGACAAAACAAAAGCGTCCGCGTCGATCATCTGTTTACTGGCCGAACAAGATCGTGCGGCTGCCTTGGTCGTGAATTAAGGACAAGACACGGCGGGTCAAAGACCTTGGAATACCGAAGTTGGCGCGGCATGATGCGCCGCTGCTATGATCCTTCGACAGACAATTTCAATTTGTACGGAGGGCGTGGAATTGTTGTCTGCGAAAGATGGCAGTCATTCCCGATGTTTCTCTTGGATATGGGCACAAGGCCAACGCCGAGTCATTCAATCGAAAGAATAGATAATGACGGCGATTACGAGCCGGGCAACTGTCGGTGGGCGACCACGAAAGAACAGGCAAACAATCGGAGAAGTAATCGGTTTTTAGAATTTGATGGGCAGCGCCTCACGCTGAAACAATGGTCGGAAAAAACGGGCCTGGGCGAATGCACGATTGCTCACAGAATCGACATTTGTGGTTGGGACGCTAGCGATGCTTTGCGACTGGCGAAGGGAGAGAGGCGATGAAATATCATCGCGTCGAACAGGGCCATTTGAATTGGTTCAAGTTGCGAATGGGCAGGGTTACGGCATCAGAGGCTAAAAACTTACTGACGCCTCAGTTCGCTCCGCGTGACGGAGAAATGATGCGGACCTATTTGTATTCAAAGCTCGCGGAACAATGGCGCGGGAAACCCCTGATTCACACCGGATCGTGGGCCACTGAACAAGGAGAGGTCAGGCAGGACGAGGCCGTGCCTTGGCTAGCTCTTGAAAAGGAGTGGAAAATTGAAGAGGGGGGATTTATCGAAACTGACGATGGCCTTGCCGGGTGTTCGCCTGACGGAATTGTAGGGAATCCCGATTTGTTTCCGAGAGACGCTTTCGGCGTAGAGGTCAAGTGCGCCGAGCCTGTGAGTCACGTTCGTTGGTTGATCGAGGGCACAGTCCCGAAGGATTACATCGTTCAGGTTCACTTTTCGCTTTTTGTTAGCGGTTTTCGGAGATGGATTTTTTTGTCATATCACAGGGATTTTCCCAAGCTGATTCTCGTAGTTGAGCGCGACGAAGCGATCATCGCGAAAATTGACGAAGCGGTGAAGCAATTCCATAAGCAGCTTTCCGAGGCGAGAGAGAAAATAGAACGGTGGGCGCAATGAGGGGGCAACGCAATCCCGATTCCAATATCGACCTTGGCCTTGCCGTGTCCGCTCTTTCTTTGCGGTACGGCCAAGCCCGAAGCGCGAGAGAACTTGCGGCATTCTGCGGGTGTCGCCACGGCACGATACAATTCATTGAGCGCAGGGCGTTGCGGAAGCTCCGCATCAAATTACAGGGCATCGAGGCAAGATGAACGAGCTTCGCTTTTTCGTTCCCGGCCATCCGGCCCCAGGTGGATCAAAGTCCGCGTTTGTGCCGACCAACCGACAGACCGGCGAACCATACCGGAAGAATGGCCGGATCATCGTGAACGTGACTGATGCCGGGGGAAAGAAAACAAAGGCATGGCGACAGGAAGTGGCGAAGGCCGCTTTTATCGCAATGAAGAACGCGGACCTTGCCCCGTTTACCGGCCCCGTGGAAATGGAGTTGTTGTTTCACATGCCAAGGCCGAAGTCTCATTACCGCTCAGATGGGGTCACGCTGCGTCCAGGATGCCCGCTACAGCACGTTTTCAAGCCGGACGCACTCAAGCTAGGACGGGCCGTTGAAGACGGTTTAACGGGAATCTGCTTCGCCGATGATTCTCAGGTCGTGAAAGAAAGCCTGGAGAAATTCTACAGCGACCAGCCCGGCGCATGGGTTTGCATAAAGGAGGCGGAAAAATGTTCTCGGTAAGACAAAAGCGCGAAATAGCAGACAAGGTTCAGGCAATCTTGCGAGCGACGAATCACCCTGAATTGCCCGAGGGCGAGATTCGGTTTCATCTGCACGTTGATGGCGCGGCCTCGTGGTCGTGGGCCGACATTCAAAACAATAGCGCGGTGCTGGTTCCAGAGATCAACCCGCACCCGATTGGTTTTGGGCCGCGCGTCATTGCCGGTCAAGCGCCTCGTTGTTCCAAAATAGCGCGCACCATTGGGGCGCTGAAAATCATGGAGGCGCTCCGGGCGCAAGACGCAGACGCGGCGGATTGTGAAAAAGCAGTTCAGCGGGCTTATCCCAAACAACTGGGTCAACAAGATTCTAGATGAGATAGAGCTGCGAGCCTCTAAAGTGCCTTCGGCGCCTTGGATTTACGGAATAACTTCGCGTGAGCAGAGCGATAAATTCTGGGTTCGCGAGAAGGGGAAGTCCGGTATTGGGCAGCACATTTGTTTTGTCCATTACGGCAACGCGTTTCAAAATGAGGACCGCGCCGAATTTATCTCCGCCGCCCGTACAGACGTTCCAAAGCTCGTAAAGGCGCTACGAAGGGCTGTCAAGGGTCTAACGATTTTAGATGCCAAAGGGACGCTTGACGACATAACCGCCATCCTCAATGGAGAAAACCTATGAACGAGAACCGTAAAGACGCACGAGAAGCATCCGAAGCCGTAGAAAGGGAAGATTTAGGGGAAACCGGAGCCGTCATAACTAACAACCCGTGTAAGGGACAGATGGAGTCAATTATGAAATCAACAAATCCTTCGCAAGTCGCCAATCGCACCGCGCATCACTCATCGCCAATACGATGGACCTTAAGGGAGATCAGGTTGCGTCGCATCATTACGAATAGCCGAGTGGCATTACATAAGGCGGACTTAGCGTTGGGGCATAGCCCGCCGCGACAGCTATCCAAGGGAGCGCCGCCGTCAGAGGATACGAAGCGATTAGATTGGCTACTCGCGCAAGGCAACAAGGAAGGGCATCACGGATGGAGCGTAATGCTTCGTTACGACAACTATCAGGACGGCGCTCAAATTCTGGACGCTGACGGGAAAGTTGTCGCGGACTGCTACGAATTACTGGTCGAAGGCGACGGAGACGCGAACCCGATTGCGCAATTTCGAGCCGCCATCGACGCAGCTATGGTGCGTGACGACGCAGGGAAAGCGTCCGCAGTTCTGCCGCCTGAAGCGCCACGCGAGTTTTCCAAAGGAGAAGAAAGTGCCGCGCCGCCATCCGCGACCACAAAAGACAAGACGGATTCAGGAAAATAATTGCTTGTCATAATTCCCTGTAAAGTTCACGTTTGTTTACGTGAGTTACGCCAAGCTGTTTTCCTCGATCACTGAATCTTCGCTGTGGTCGGAACCGAAAGAAGTGCGGCTGCTCTTTGTGACGATGCTTGCGAAGGCCAATTCCGTGGGATTCGTGGAAGCGTCGATTCCTGGCCTGGCTCGCGTAGCAAATCTTTCTCCGCAAGAAGTTGAAACGGCGATTCCGATTCTGGAAGGGCCAGACCCGTTTTCAAAGAATCCCGAATGCGAAGGCAGGCGGATCGTGAAAGCGCCGGGCGGCTGGATGGTGCTGAATTACGAAGATTACCGGAACCGAACTTCTGACGAGGAGCGCCGGGAATACATGCGCGAATACATGCGTAACTACCGCAAGGAGAAGGAGTGTAAACAGGATGTAAACAATGTTAAGAAAAGTAAAAAATCTCCCTCTGCTTCTTCTTCTGTATCTGCCTGTTCTTGTACGCAGAGTGAAGTCGAAGATTTTTGCGAGTCTTTAGGGCTTCCCCGATCCGATGGTGAAGCCATGTTCTTGCACTGGCAGGAAAAAGGGCCAGCGAAGGTGAAGGATTGGCGGGCGACGATCCGCAAATGGAAATCGTTCGGGTATATGCCGAGTCAGAAAAGGAAAAATGGAACACATCAAGGAAATACTACCGAAAGCCGTCGAAACGTTGGAACAGCCAACGAAGGGAAATCCGCGCAATACAAAGGCGTGGGGCGACTTCCAGGCGTTTGAAACCTTTGACGATCCGCAACTGGACCGCATGAAAGTGGCGGCTGCCGGATTTGTTGATGACATGCTTTGCGCCCGGCATCCGTATTGGCTCTCGCTTCTCGGCACGAGCGGGGCCGGGAAAACAATGCTCGCGAAGATAATCTGGCGAAAGTTCCGAGACACGCTTGACCGCGAAATTGATTGGCCTTCAACGAAACGGACGCAAGGTCCGAATTGTCCGCACGGAAGAATTATTCGGTACCACGGCGGCTACATCAACTGGGGCGATGCGATCAACAACCGAATGCTCAAGGGCGAGTATGATTTTCTTGAGGACATGCGCGAGTACAGTTTTTTCGCGATTGATGACATCGCGAGCGAGTACGAGCGGCATCGTGAACTATCTGCCAGCAAACTTTACAACGTCTTGGAAGCGCGTCTTAGGAAATGGACCGTGATAACGGCGAATCTTTCGCTCGATCAAATCGGGAATAATCTCGACGCTCGGATTGCGTCACGAATGCTGCGAAATGAGAGCGTTGTCGTTGATGTTAATGTTCCCGACTACAATCTCAGATGAAAAATGGAAACGATCCGACACTTTGTTGCGAGCCGTACTGCCGGAACCGAAGGCGCAAGGATCGCCGCAGATGCTTCAAGCATGACGCGAGACGCAAGCGGGCCGCGAATCCAA